CTTGTGTTTGCCTATTTTCACCTTGCGCCGAACTTTCTTCATCCTGCTTAAAATATTTTAATGTAGCAGGCCGTCTGCCGCGCTCTATACGATAGTCTTGACCATCCTTCTCATACTCAATAGTAACTAACATATTTTTACCGTTAGTTTTGTTTATGAGATTATCTTTTTTAATATTAGTTAATGCTGAACCATACAACACATAACTCAACGCATTAACAATAGTAGTCTTACCAGTACCGTTACGAGCACCAGCATCATCGCCACCCAAGTCCAAATTCTCACCCAATACTAATGTAAGATCTTGTCTGTTTAAATCTACCGCTTGGGTTTGATTACCCACGCTCATAAAATTTTTAACTGTTAGAGATTTTAATACTAACACTAAATGCTCCTATATATGTCTAGTAGCATTTGTGGATCATAATGTTCACTCTCAATATTAGAAAGTTGGTCTATAACTATAGAGTCAATACTGTCAAAATTTAACTCTATGTCTTCATTCAATATATCTAAATCTAATTTCTCCTTGTCTGGCAATAAACTTAACTCACGCATTTTAAATTGTTCAGCAAATGTCTCTTTAACATAGTTTGCCTCTTCGTAAGTAATATCAATATCCATAGTAACCCTAGCATAGGTTTTCTCAGTTAGATAATAACCCGGATCATCCAGTAATTGCGATAATTTTAATGTTTTATATGAAGGTGCATCAGGCCACGCAACAAACTCTGGCTCGCCATCCCACTCCAACATCATCATACCTCGCTCATCATCCCAAGCATCACTGTAGTTGTGGGGGAAACAATTGCCTACATATACAACATTCTTGCGTTGCTGTCTTTTATGAAAGTGGCCGCTAAAAACATAATCTGCTTTATGCATATCTTCAGCATGTAACTCATTAGTTTCAGGCATTTGTATCATTGCGTTCATATAGAAATGTGGCAACTCGAAATGTCCAAAGATATATTTTGCTTTTACTTTCTTTAATTTTTTGTAATCATCACCCACGAGCCAAGGCACAATAGCACAATTTCCCGCATTAAACGGTTCATCTACTATTGTTATACCAGAGAATCTACTAGCAAACTCTACACTATTAAGATCACGCCTATCTCTGTAATATAAGTCGTGATTGCCCGTGATAAAGTAAAAATTATCAAACGAACTGCCTAGTTTTTCCAAACTACGCAGGCTATAGTTCAGTGTGCTGACATTGATGCTGGCTCTATGATGGTGCCAGTCTCCCAAAAATATGGCAGTTTCGCAATTGTTTTCTTGTGCGGTTGCTATGAACCAATCTACAAAATCTTCGCAATCTTTATTGTGTGTTATTGAGTTGCTTTTATTACCAAAGTGAATGTCTGTACATACTGCTATTTTATTGAATAAATTATCCGTACTCATTTATATTATTATAACGTACTTAAAGTAAAGTGTCAAGAAGACGATGGTGCTGTATTTGATGTATTTTGATTCTGTCTTGTATAACTTGGTGCAATATTATTCATCTCTAGAATATCATCACGAATATTTTGATTTTTCTTTTCTGTGTTTAATATTTTAGTAAAGGAATTAGTAATTATTGCTGTATAATAAGCAAATGGATTTTGACTTTTGCTTTCATCAAACAACAATCCTACTTGAACTAGTTGTAATATTGCTTGGCCACGCATCTCATCATTATATGTATATCCACGCCAATTAGATCTTGTTCCGTATCTATCACACAATTTAATAAACATTCGTGCTAACGTATCAGTCATATGCCCATGTTCCTTACAGAATTCTCCCTTTTTTAAATCACCTTTCCAATGACTTTTACCAACGCATATTAATACACTTTCTTTACTATCATCATTAAACCGAAAGTGTTGATAAGGCGGAAAAGGTAACTTTTCATAATGATCTGCGACAGATTTAGGAGTTTTTACTCTGCCGTGTTGTAGTGGTATGTGCTCAAATGACATTATTCTAAACACTAGATCAGATTTTGCTATCTTTTTCCAATTTACTTGAAAGTCAATTAATCTAGGTTTTTTCTTTTTATTTGTATTTTCTGCTACTGCAATAGCATGATTATTTTTTGCTATTTTCGCGGCTCTATTGCGTTTTGCTTGGGCAACAGAACGTATGTTTATTTTTTCAATGTTAGGAAGGATTATATCATAATCCTGATCTGTTGGTGTTAAATAACTACTATAACTATTTTTTGATTTATGTATTTCTTCTAATATATCTTTGTTTCGTAAGTATATCATTAAGGTTTCGCTCCATCATATTTATACTATATTATAATACACGTACATTAAAAAGTCAAATAAATAATGTTATAATATAGGAAAAAAATATGGCTATACGTGGACTATCACCAAGACTAGGAAACTTACTTGCTAAAGCAATACCTTTTGGTGCTGGGTTATTTGGTAGCTCAGGTAGTGGGAATCCAACTATTAGATGGAATGGCCCAGCAAAAGAACACAATCATGACTGGCGAACAAAACTTACATTAAGTTCAGCTACCAAAAATTTATTAGTCGGTAGTACAGTACTGCGTCCATTACACGACACCGGCGGTATTATTTTTCCTTATACACCAACTATTTTTGTACAGCATTCAGCAAATTTTGGTTCTAGTCAATTAACACATAGCAATTATGACCACCCTGCATTTGATAGTCATACAATTGGTGATTTAACTATTACTGGTCAGTTTACTGCTAATAGTTCTGCAGAAGCAGACTATGTATTAGCAGTATTACATTTTTTAAGAACAACAACTAAAATGTTTTTCGGCCAGGATTCAGACTTTCCGCCAGGAACACCTCCTCCTGTTTTGAGATTAAATGGGTTTGGAGATCATATATTTAAAAATATACCAGTAGTAGTAATAAACTTTAACATGGAAATGCCGGGAACTGTTGACTATGTCAGAACAACAAATACTTTGTCAATGATTCCAACATCTACTACTATAGCAATTACAGTTAAACCTGTATACTCTAGAGCATCTACTTCAAAACGATTTGGACTTAAAAAGTTTGCGAGTGGTGCGTTACTAGGTAGTGGTAGTGAAGGGGGATTTATTTAATGACAGTTACTTACTCAGCTGATAGTCCGTATGCCATTACTCCTATAGCCAATAATAAATTAGATTTGATGACTTATAGAACATTTTCTTTTGAGCCAGATGATATGGTGTATACAATTGATCAACTTTACAACAATAGACCAGATTTATTAGCGCATGATTTATATGGGAGATCCACTTTTTGGTGGGTTTTTACTGTACGTAATCCAGATATTATAGTAGATCCTATTTGGGATTTTACTACTGGTACCACAATATATCTTCCACAATTATCTACGTTAACACGATCATTAGATGGATAATATAGCATGGCAGCTTCAGACGTAACATTAGATGGTACTGCGGCAACGAGCAGACATGCTGAATCAACTGGGCATTCTCCCCATGCGGCAACACCAGCAGACGCAGGCCAAGCTGATAGTAGTGGTGGGTTACAATCTGAAATAAATGCTAACCAAACTATTATAGCAAACAAACCTGGCCCAGAATGCCCTGATAATATTTTACATAATTATGCCAATTATACATATAAAATTAGTTTAATGACTTGGGATTCGATAGAAGATTATAATGCAGATATTCAAAATGGAAAATGGCCATTAAAAGAAAATAATAAAAAAGTATTATTTTCTAGTGGTGGTATTGCTGAGCATGGGCCCGGAGCAAGTGGTCCTCCAGGTAGAAATTATCCAACACCTGCTCCACGACATGAAGAATTTGATGTGGATTTTTATATATCTTCTTTTACTACAACGTCTATTATGGGACTCAGTGGTGAATCAAGAGCCACTAATATTTTTGAATGTAATATGGAAGTCGTTGAACCTATTGGCGCAACGCTTTTAGAAAGGTTCTATACATTAGTTACAAGAGATGGGCGAGAAAATTGGGCAGAATTTCCACTTCTTATTAAAATAGAATTTATTGGATATGATGAATCTGGGAAGCCTGAGCTTATTAAACCAGCAATGAGACAAATACCAGTGAGACTTATAAACATGGTGTTTGATGTTGCTGGGGATGGGTCGACGTGTGGTCTTCAATTTGTTGCATCCACCACTATTAAAAAAGACCATCCGCGAAATATTAAAATGGAAAGTAATGAATTGTGGGGTGTAACAGTAGGAGAATTTTTAACTGAATTTGCTCAGATTTATAACGATAACCAAAAGCATAGAACACATATAGGCCCCAATATGGATGAGGCTCGTGCATTGGTGAGTCAGGGCGCCAGCGCCAACGCCGGCGGCGCCGGAACAAACACCGCCGCTTTTGATGATATGGGTTCTGGATCTGCCGCAATAGCAGGCCCTAAGGTTCAAGAAGTTGCTGATACAATAGAATTTGATATTGATCCTGCGATAGCAAAAGCTAAGATAGTACTAGAGGTAGCAGAGGACGCTCAACTAGAGGAAAAACCAAAAGAAGATCCATTTAAAGATATGCCGCCAATATGGGTAGGACACGGCGTTGGAGTGAAGGCCGTGAAGGCGAGAGCTGCTATTAGAAAAAAAGTAAAAGATAGAGAAGCAAAGGCAGAAGCCGAAAAAAGCAAAGGAATTATTCCTGTAAAAGAAGGCAACCCAGCAAAAGTATCTATTGCCGCAGGCACCAAACAATTGGCCGTTATTGAAAAAATTATTACTTTTAGTGAATATATCACTGACCAATTAATAGATCCAGAGAATGCATTCGAAGGGGGAACAAACAAAAGTAACCTAAAAAATAAAGAACTTTTAAAAAATCCAGATCAAGGATTATTATGGTGGAAAGTTACCTTTGTTCCTGTACTAAAAGAATGGGATGACGCAAGAGGCCAATATGGTATGCATACTATTATTCAAATTACACCATACAGAGTAAATGATCCAGTAACTACTGGTGGTAAATGTGAGATAGGCGTGGGCGTAACAGCACCTGCTATGCGTAATTACCAATACATATATACTGGCCAAAATATAGATGTTAAAGATTTTGCAATTAGTTTTAATAATTCTTTTATGCAAAGTATGATAGGGCAAGGAACAGGAGATTCTAAAAAAGCAAAAGTAGATGAGAGTAAAAATTCAGGGACTGGCCCAGGCCTAGCAAAATCAAATGCTACAACACCTGCATCTGCTGATCAACATGATCGCAGATATAGTACTGGATCAAACCATAATAGTAAACAAAAGGCGGCCGGCACTATATTAGAAAATTTATATAGAAAGTTAGGTTCTGATATGATGCAATGTACTATTAATATTGTCGGGGATCCACTCTATATACAACAAGACGGTATTGTAAATGTAGGACGAAAGACTAAAACAGGAACCATTGATCATAATTGGGCCATAGATCCAGCAAATGGTGCCGCATTGGCTGACCATCAAGATGCCCATATATATCTTTCATACAAAACACCAACCGACTATAGTGAAGGGACTGGTTTAATGGACTTTAATGCGGGGGATCCAAGACATAGATCAAGTACATTAAGTGGTTATTACAGAGTGTGGGAGGTTGTTAATACTTTTCAAGGTGGAGAATTCAATCAATCGTTAAATTTAACTCGTGTATATAACCAATGGAGAGAACAAAAGTACAATCCTTTAGAGGAAGGGAGTTTTAATGATAGGTCAGATTTTACTCAAGGAGGAGCAAGCCTGGGTGCAGGCGCAAGCCTGGGGCAAATTGCAAATTCTATAGCAACATCAGGTGGATCCGCCAAAAGAGATACTACATCAGAAGCATCATTAACTACTAGACAACGCGATCAACTAGCCATACAACAAGATACATTAAAAAAAGAAATAGATCTTGAACGTACTATTCTAATGAATGAAGCAACGGACCCTGGTGTATTAAGTGTGCGAGATTCAAGAACTACTTCTAGTAATGTGTTTGTTTCCAATGATAATGCCCGCAATAAACAAAATACAGATGAAAATAAAATAAGATTTGATGCGGCACAAAAAAAATTAACTAATATTAACGCACTATCCGACACCTCATCAGTAGAACAACAAACCACATTTGCTGATAATGTAAATGCAATGGGAAATAATACTGACACATTAAGTCAAACATTTGATAATGATAGTTTAACTCCAACCTTTTCTGAAAACAGCGGACACCCTAGCCAAACATCTGTAGCTGGATTACGCAGTAGTGCATTACACAAAACATTAACAGGAGTAGCAAATGGTACAAGTATTGTTTCTACTACAAATAATGGTGCACCATTATTTGATTATAATAAAAAAGGTGGGCTATATGGAGTTGCTGAAAATGAAATTAATTTGTCTTCATACACAGCCGATGATAAGGCATCCATTAATACTAACGAAGAATTAATTAGAACACAACGCGAAATTCTTATTGGAACAGGAAATTTAGTTGCTAAAAAGGCCGCATACACCATTGCGAATGACGCAAGTAAAACCAATCAAACAATTCATGGTAAGTATGGTAATATATACAGAACGTGGGAGGAAGTAGGTTATTTTCAAAACTTACTAATATCATAAAATGGTACGACGAGAATTTAATATAGGCGCACCTACTGATGCTAAATCAAAAATTGAACGCCGTGGTCCAGGCCCATATGTTGGTATAGTAAAGGGATTTGGTGATCCATCTGGTATGAACAGAATTGCTGTTTATATACCTGCATTGCAAAGCCAACGTCTATCATCTCAAACAACTAATCAAAAACAAGAAACTCGAGCAAATACTGTGTTATGTAATTTATTACTTCCATATTATGGTAGAACAAATCGCACAGGTAATGAAAAATCATCGTATGCTGGTACATCAAAATCATACGGAATGTGGTTCCCTACACCAGACGTAGATAGTCTTGTAATGGTAATATTTGTTGATGGTAAGCAAGAAGAAGCATATATTATAGGAGGTGTTCCTGAGCCATATATGCTTCACATGGTACCAGGCATTGCAACTAGTCCAGCATTTCATCCCAATACTGCAACAACAAAAGCAGGAATAAAGTCTGTTATGGCCGGTGGTACTGCCGAATTACCAGTAGCAGAGTTTAATAGACAAGCCGCTGAAGAAAGAAATGACTTTTTAAACATTTTAAAACCATTACATCCATTAGCTGATATATTAATGTCACAAGGATTGCAAAATGATTATGTTAGAGGACTTTCAACATCTAGCGCACAACGTGAATCTCCGTCCAATGTTTTTGGTGTTTCTACTCCTGGACCATTAGATCCTAACGGTCCTAAAATAAAACAAGGATTGGTTACTCCACAAAATCCTGGTTATGATTGGCCTGCTAATCGAGATAGTGGCCATACTTTTGTCATGGATGATGGTGACAATAGTGGTAGAAATAGAAACATTAGATTAAGAACAGGAACTGGCCATCAAATATTATTAAATGATACAGATGGTATAATTTATATAGGCAACGCAACTGGTACTACTTGGGTTGAAATGACTAATGAAGGACAAATTGATGTGTTTAGTAAGCAAGATGTTAGTGTGCATACTGAAGGCAACATGAACTTTTTAGCAGATAAAAATGTTCATATACAATCTGGTGAGGATTTAGTTATGCTTGCTGGGCACAATCTAAGAGTTGAAACAAATCCTGCCTCAGTAAGTGGTAAGGGACATGCCCATTTCTTTATTAATGGTAATATGAAACAAACTGCTACAGGTACATTTAATATTAAATCAACAGACTGGTTTAATGTTACTGCCAAAGAAGCAATTAGTGTTACAACTTTAGCTTGTATGTATTTTAAAAGTGGCGGTGGCAAGGAGAATCCAATTAAACTTAATACAGAAGTAGGTAACCCGGCTGAAGAAGCATCGCATATTCCGTTATACGAAAAACCATGGGTTACGTTGGATGATAAAACTGAAACTTATAAAGTAGATGGCGAAAATCAATATACAATCGCAATGCAACGTGTTCCAATGCATGAACCAGATCCGCGCGATCATCAGAACGGCCTAGGGCCTACTGTTGGCAGTCCTCCACATGTAACTAAAAAACCATAGTTATATATAGTAGCATATTATTAAATTAACTAAATATTGTACATGGCTATTACGTATAAAGGGTTTTCGACCTACAAAAAACAATTTTCCAACTCATACACTTTGAGTGGATTTGAACTTGCAAAACAAGATTTAACAAATCATTTTAACATTCGCAAGGGTGAAAAACTAATGAATCCAGAATTTGGGTCCATAGTTTGGGATGCATTATACGAGCCACTAACAGACGAAATAGTATCTGAAATAGAAGAAGATATTAAAAGTATTATTGGGTATGATCCAAGATTGGAAGCAGAAAGCATATTGCTTGAACAGTATGAAAATGGATTGCTTTTAGAATTACAAGTAAAATATATACCTGATCAAATATTAGGATCACTTTTGTTTGATTTTAATAACACATCTGGCCAAGTAACAGTGAGAGAAACAGCATAATGGCATTAACAACAAGACAAAACACAATTTATCAAGCAGAAGATTGGAAGGTAGTATATCAATCTTTTATTAATGCTGATTTTGAAAGTTATGATTTTGAAACATTGCGTAAGTCAATGATTGATTATCTTAAATTATATTACCCTGAAGATTTTAATGACTACGTTGAAAGTTCAGAGTTTATAGCATTAATAGATCTTATTGCTTACATGGGACAAAATATTAGTTACAGAGTAGACTTAAACTCACGTGAAAACTTTCTTGCTACTGCTGAACGTAGAGAAAGCATATTAAGATTAGCAAGACTCGTTAGTTATAATTCTAAACGAAATATAAATGCTAGTGGAATGTTAAAATTGGCAAGTATTTCTACAACAGAAGATGTATATGATTCTAACGGAACAAACTTGGCAAATACTACTATTACATGGAATGACATTAACAATATTGATTATGCAGAGCAAGTTAATTTAATATTAAATGCCGCGATGGTAACAACACAAAAAGTTGGTACTCCCAATTTAAAAAGTACTCTCAATAATGTAAAAACAGAACAATATCAAATTAATATACCAGCAGGCACATTACCAATATATTCTTTTACGAAAGAAGTAGAAGGCATTTCTATGGATTTTGAAATTACTAATGCTACATTTAAAGATAAAACTTATGTTTATGAACAGGCACCAAGTAATGTATCCCCTTTTGGTATATTATATAGAAATGACGGTAAAGGAAACGGTAGTGCTAATACAGGATATTTTGTATATTTTAAACAAGGTATATTACAAAGTAGTAGTTTTACTATCAGTGATGCAATTCCTAATAGGCAAGTATTTGTTAATAATAGCAACATCTCTAATAATGATGTCTGGTTATATGAGTTAGATTCAAATAATGATTTATCTACGCTATGGACTCAAGTGCCGGCAGTAACAGGTAATAATATTATATTCAATAGTTTAAACAAAGATACAAGAACATTATATAGTGTAAACTCATTAGAAAGTGATCAAATATCATATGTTTTTGGTGATGGTATTTTTTCAAACATTCCACGCGGAACATATAGGGGTTACTTTAGACAAACCAATGGTTTAGATTATATTATAAAAACAGACGACATGCAAAATGTTTCTATAGCCATGCCCTATATTAATAATAATAATTTAACGCATACATTAACATTTACATTTAACTTGGAATCACAAGTTACAAATGCTACTACTAGAGAAACATTAGAGGACATTAAAACCAAAGCACCACAAAGTTATTATACACAAAATCGTATGGTAAATGGTGAAGATTATAATATATTTCCTATTACTTCTACAAATGAAATTATAAAAATTAAAGCAACAAATAGAACGTCGAGCGGTATTTCTCGCTACTTGGACGTAGTAGATCCAACAGCAAAATATTCTTCAACTAATATATTTGGCACAGATGGAATATTGTTTAGAGAATATTTCTCTAATACATTTGATTTTGAGTTTGCAAATGAAATGGATATATTACGAACAATTCGTGATAAGATAGAACCAATATTACGTGATGTGGGTAGTAAACATTATTACTTTGAAAAATATGATAGGATTACGGTTGGTGCAACGGTATGGGAACAAAGTACCACAAGTACTAATTCGAGCACCGGTTATTTTAAAAATAATTTAGGAGCATCTGTTCCTATAGGAGCATCTGCGCCAGCATCAGATAATAGAAAGTATTTGACCGGGAATGCCCTAGTAAAATTTAATGCACCAAGCGGCAAATATTTTAAATCAGATGGTAGTCTACATACTGGTAGTGTAGGCGATCCAGGTACATTTGCAAACATTTGGGCAATGATTAAAAGTGTAGTAGGTGATGGTCATAACAGTGGCGCAGGGAATTTAGCTAGCGGTGCCGGCCCAATTACAATTAGTGAGTTAATTGGTGATGGTGCTGAAGTTGCTGAAATTATTCCGCAGTTCATAACAGACTTGCCATCCGCTATGGAAACAGCAATGCTAACTAAAATCTTTAAACATGAAGAATTTGGTTTACGCTTTGATGCCACCACAAGAGAGTGGGTAATTATATTAGCGGCAGACATAGATACAACTTCTGAATTTTCATTTGCTTATGCTGGCGATACAACTAGTTTGAAAAGGGATGCAAGTTGGTTGATTAGATTTAAAAGTAACGGAACAACATATACAACAACGTATAGAGGATTAAAGTATAGTATTGAAAGTGACATGGAAGCACGTTTTTACTTTGATAGTTCCGTTAAAATTTACAATTCACGCACAGCAAAAACAGTCACAGATCAAGTTAATGTACTTGGTATTAATGCCCAACCTGATTCTAACACAGCAATGGATAAAGATCATATTTGGCAAATTTATGGATTAGATACGGGTTTTTCAGGAGCAACAAATTCTCGCAGAGTACTAGTAACATTTTTGGATAGTGATGCTGACGGTATTCCAGATAATCCAGATCAATTTACATTAGTTGTTGCCCCAACAGTAAATCCAAATACTAAATCAGTATTTTTTGAAAAGTTTACAGAAGAAAGTGGTGGGGAACAATGGAGATTAACTACTAAAACAGTTAATGTAACATATGCAACAGCAACAGCATTATCAGCTGCATCTACAACATTGTTTACTGATAAGGAAGTAATTTACTTGACTACAGATAAAGCATTTAGAGTGTTCAATAAAACTGATAGTACATTTTTAGTCAGCACAGATTATAAAGTATATACTGGACGTAAATCACTTAAATTTAATTACAAACACAATTCACCATCAGATAGGAGAATTAATCCAGGGTTAAGCAATATTATTGATATGTATGTATTAACAAAAGCATATAGTAATGCATATACAAAGTACATTCAAGATAATATAGGTATAGTTACTGAACCAACAACAAGTACAACAAACGAATTGAATACACAATTTAGTAACTTATTAGACTACAAAATGTTAAGTGATGAAATTATTTTTCATCCAGTAAAATATAAACCATTATTTGGTGCAAAAGCATCAACTAACTTGCAAGCATCATTTAAAATTGTAAAAAATGCTAATTCAATAATAACTGATACAGAAATTAAAACACAAACTATTGAAGCAATCAATGATTATTTTGATCAAAGTAATTGGGATTTTGGTGACACTTTTTATTTTACAGAATTATCAGCATATATTCACAATCAATTAACTCCGTATATTGCTACTGTTTTAATTGTACCAAAAGGTACGAATCAAAATTTTGGTAGTTTATTTGAAATACAAAGTAATAATGATGAAATTTTTATTAGTGATGCAAAAGTAGAAGATGTAGAAATTATAGATGCTGTAACTGCTTCTAAGATTAGAGCAAGCGGTACTATCATTACTAGTTAGGAAACACCATGGCCATACGTAAAACTGTAAATTTATTACCACAACAGTTCCAAACTGATGTAAATAAGAAATTTTTAAATGCTACATTAGATCAATTAATATCTCCAGGAACAATGGAGATGTTATCTGGGTTTGTTGGGCGACGAGATGTTGATAATTTTAAAAATACAGATAGTTATATTGTTGAAACAGATAATGATAGATTAAATTATCAACTTGAACCAGCAGTTACTATTAAAAAGGAATTGTCTGAAACAAAATATGATTTTGCCTCAACATATATAGATATTGTTAATTCAATTAGTGCCGCTGGCGGTGATAATAATAATCATGATAAACTGTTTAGTAATGAATATACAGTATGGTCACCACCAATTGATTATGACAAGACTATTAACTATACAAAATATTACTGGCTACAAACAGGTCCAGATAGATGTGATATCACTGATCCTATCACTATTAGTGATATTGTAGGAAAGAAAACTTATACATATACTTCAGTAGATGGCAATAAAACATTAAAATTTTCAACAGGACTTAAAGTACGATTTACTGGCACCGTTACGCCATCAACATACGCAAATATTGATTATATTGTTGCGGACGTAGGCACAAGTATTAGATTAATTCCGTTAAGCGAATTATACACACCAGAGTCTGCTGTATATACATTAAGCAAAGATTACTTAACTATCAAACGCGGTGCGATTGATGGTAACCAATGGAGTAATAATAACCGTTGGTTCCATGAAGAAATTATTGGAGTAACAGCAACATACAATAAAGATACTGCTATATATGATTCAGCATTGCGAGCAAAAAGACCAATATTAGAATTTGATAATGATCTCAAATTATATGATTATGGTACAAAATTATTAACAACTGTTGATTTAGTTGATACAACTTTTACAGATGCTTTTACACAACTAGAAGGCGAGCCTGGCGGTTATATTGATGGTGTTGCATTGACCGCCGGACAAAAAGTTGTATTTACTGCCGATACTGATCCATTAGTAAATGGTTATATATATGATGTGCAATTTGTAACTATTGGCGGCGTAAGTGTTATTCATTTAGAAAAAAATACTACTGTAGCAGATCCTGCAACAGATAATACTATTATTGTTAATAGCGGTGCTGATAATAAAGGCACACAATGGTATTACAAAAATAGTAAGTGGTACAAGGGACAAGTAAAAACTGGATTGAACCAAGCACCGATATTTGACGTATTTGATAAAAACGGAAATAGTTTTTCAACATACGCAAGTAGCACATTTGCTGGATCAAATATCTTTAGTTATGCTGTAAACAGTGCCGGTACTGCTGACACAGAATTAGGCTTTGCCCTAACATATAAAAACTTTACTAACATTGGCGACATTATTTTTAATGATAACCTAATTAAGGATAGTTTTTCATATACATCTGATGCCACAGCGGGCACTACAACATCCGTAAGACTTGCTACAGGATTCTTACATAAAAATACGGCTCTAACCACATATTCCACACTTTCTAATTGGGAAAAGGCTCCATTTGAAAGTAGACAATTTATACAAAATACTATTGTTGTAGGGTCAGAATTAAAGCAATTTAAGGTAACTACTATTCCTAAAACGGAAACAACAGCAAAGAATTTAATTGTTACAGTAAATGGTAAGTTAAAAGAAAAAGGCACTGGTACAACAACAAAAGATTATTATGTTACTACAGATACTGGATTTCAATATGTTAATTTTACAAACAATTTAACTATTGGCGATATATTAGTTATTAAGGTACATACAGACACAAGTATTGAAAAATTAACTACTGGAGAGTTTTATACAATACCAACTAATTTAAGCAACAATCCACTAAATGATATGACAACTACTACTAATTTTACATTAGGACAAGTTAGAGATCATATCAGTAGTTGTATTGAAAATAGTTTAGACTTTTCCGGTGCTACGTTAGGTAGTAATAATATTCGAGACATTGGCGATATTGCTACACTTGGTACTAAAATTATACAAAATACTGGCAGTTTGCTCAAAGCAGGTTATATGTTAACTAATGGAACATATAATTTAATTGACTCAATAACTCATGCTTCGAATGAATATAATAGATTTAAAAATCAATTTTTAAATAAAGCAAAAACTATTGGAGACTTTACAAGCACTTCAGATAGATTAGACAAAACACTACGAGCAATGGCAGCTGAAAAAAATAGCACAATGCCATATTTTGATAGTGATATGGTAGCATTTTCAACAGACATTACGACATTATCATATACAGTATTTGATATTGACAATAAACAATTTGAACTTAATACAACATATAATGACACAATCCCTGGACAAACAGCGGTATTAGTTTATAAAAATGATGTAATGTTGTTAAAAGATCAAGACTATACTTTTTCTACTACCACACCGTTTGTTACTTTAACAAGTAACATTACATTGGCAGAAAACGATGTTATTAAACTTGTTGAATACACTAATACTGGTGGTAACTTTATTCCACCAACACCAACTAAATTAGGATTGTATCCTAAATATGTTCCAAGCAAATATTCTGATGACACATACACAACTACTATTGACGTAATACAGGGACATGATGGATCTATTACACCAGCATATAGTGATTATAGAGATGATTTATTATTAGAGTTAGAAAGACGAATTTATAATAATATAAAAGCAGTATATAACTTTAAGCTAGTAGATATTAATAGTGTAATACCATCTCGTTTTAGAAAAACACAATACTCAACAGACACTGTAAACAACATATTAGCCATAGAATTAGCACAATGGGCGAATAATAATAATGTTGATTATACTAAAAATAGTTATTATGTTTCTGGTTCTGATTGGACTTACAATTATAAAAACATAAAAGATACCTTAAGTGATGCGGAATTTTTACCAGGTTATTGGAGAGCAATTTACAAATACTTTTATGATACTGATCGCCCACACACTCATCCGTGGGAAATGCTTGGATTTAGCATTAAACCAAGTTGGTGGGAAACAACTTACGGCCCTGCTCCATACACTAAAGACAACTTGGTGCTGTGGACAGATATAGAAGCAGGTAAAATTGTAAGTGGTGATAGAGCAGGCACATATATTGAATATGCTCGTCCTGGATTGGTGGCTACTTTTATACCAACTGACGCGGCCGGCGATTTAAAATCACCAACAAGTATTGGTATAGTTGGACTTGTGACTGGAGAAATTCAAGGAAACTTTTCAGTTGGGCACCAAGGCCCTGTTGAAACAGCATGGCGCCGAAGCAGTTATTATCCTTTTGCAATTCAAATATTACTAGCCTTAACAAAACCAGCAAAATATTGTGAATTTATGTTTGATACAAGTAAAATAACCACTAACATGTTGGGGCATTATGTTGATAAAACGACTACTTTACCTATTAAACCAAATGTATCTAAGATACATTCATACATTAATACAGATTCAACAGTTGATTATACATTAGGTTATAACAATTGGGTAGTAGATTATTCAAAATATTTAGGTCTTAATACAACAACATTTTATAAACAATTAAATGCTTTGGGTATTAATTTAGCATATAAGATGTCGGGGTTTGCTGATAAAGATAAATTAAAAATCATACTAGAACAAATATCTCCTTCTAAATCCACAACAGATATTTTTATACCACAAGAAGATTACAATTTTCATTTAATGGAAAGTAGTCCTATCCAAAGTATCAATTATAGTGGCGTAATTATTACAAGAAGCACGGGTGGTTGGAAAATAGATGGTTATAATAAAAAACAACCAACATTTAAAATTTTACCAAGTATTATTACTAGTAATAGACGACGAACTGTAAGTGTTGGAGGATATGCTCCTAAATGCTCAGAATTAATCACTGGGCGATCTTACTCTGTTAATGAATATATTAAATCTGGTGATATCTATTATCAAGTTAAAACTGCGTTTATAGCAGGTGACGGTGATGACTTGGCTAATCTTACTCGCATTGCCAAATTACCCACAATTGGTGGCGTGTCAGCAACTCAATATGATGACTATAGCACAACAGTTGCAACTATACCATATGGTAAAGAATACACAACAGTTCAAGAAGTATATGACTTTTTAATTAGTTATGGAAGATATTTAGAAAGTGTTGGCTTTGTATTTGATAATGTAACAAATGGGTTTGACTATATTGAAGATTGGAAAAATACTGCAAAAGAATTTTTATTCTGGACTTTGCATAACTTTTCTATAGGATCAATGATTACGTGTAGTGCTGGAGCAAATACTATTAAATTGAATTTAGTATCAGCACAAATTGATACAATGTCAAATAATATGTTACCATCGAGTGTTATAGATCAAAATAGAGATAGAATTTCAGTAAACAATTTATTTTATAGTAGAATAGACAATAATTTTCAACTATCCGTTAGTGATAATACTGACGGTATATACGCGGCTACATTTAATCCTATACAAACAGAACATTTATTAATACTTGAAAATGAAACAGTGTTTAAGGATGTTATTTGGTCATTATTTACTGGTAGTAGACAAAATAGAATTAAACTAGTTGGTTATAAAACTGAACTATGGGATGGTACACAACAGTTACCAGGTTATGTATTATTAGATGATACCGTTGATGATTGGGACATTAATAAAAGTTATCCAATTGGAGAAATAGTAAAATTTAAAGATAAATTTTATGCTAGTAAATTTAATCATGACCCAAATGATTTAACAGAACTTGGAAAATTTGACTTTAGTAAATGGAAATTATTAGATCGGGTTAATGGTGGCTTATTAACTAACCTAGACTCTAAAGCAGACAACTTTAGAGGTTATTATGAAATTGAAGATGATGGAAGAATTATAGAAACTGATACATTGGCATCTAATTTGATAGGTTTTCAAAATAGAAAATATTTAGAAAATTTACAAATTGGTGATATAGCTCAAAAGAAATTCTATCAAGGATTTATTAAAGAGAAAGGCACATCATCTATTACTAATAAATTATTAAGAGCAAAACTACCAGCAATAGATAGCACACTTAACTTATACGAAGAGTGGGCATTTAGAGTTGGTGAGTACGGTTCTGTAGCAAGTTCACAAGTAATTGAATTTAAACTAAAAGAAAATGAATTTACAGATAATCCAGAACTAATTGAGATTATTAATACTGCTGAACAATATAAAAATACAAATATTACACATAGGCCAAGTGACTTATATCAAAAACCACTTGAACCAAGACAGTTTAACAAAAATGTATTTAAAAATTTAGCAGAGGATATTAGCACAAGAGATTATTTGCCTGATGCTGGTTACGCACGTTTAGATGACGTACAGCACAAAGTATTAAGTCTAGAAAATTGGGTACCTAACAATACGGTAGACATTACTGAAAATATCAATATTGATACACAACTAATAGGTAAAACTTCTTATACTTCAACAGAAGGTATAATCACAACACTAACAAATGGTATGGTAGTTAAATTTACTGGAATTAATACTATTCCTACCTCATATAAAACTGGTACTTGGATAGTAACTGGTGTTGATGAATCTATAAAACTTACTGAAAAAAGCGAGTATTTAAATTCTCTAAATGTAGGTGATAAAATGTGGGTTGCAAATTCTGCTACATATCCACCAACATACGCAGAAAATTCAAATGACTGGAATGTATATAGAATAACAAGTACTAAAAATAATCCTATATCTATAACAGGAGATACGATTGCAAATACTATTAAAGTAACATTTAAAAATCCTGTAGATTCTATATTAGTAAATGAGATTATAATTTTACGAAGATTTGTTGATAGTACTATCCCTGCAATAGACTGGAGCGGGGTTTACAAAGTTAAAACTAATTTTACTAGCGATGGACTCAATGTATTAGAATTATATGCCGATTTGGATCTATCTGCATCATTTGAAACTTTATCTTTAAATGAAACTAGTACACGTGGTGAATTTTTAAAGCTAGAAAGTGCTAGGTATGCAACTACTTCGGCACTAGTTAATAGAACAGAACCAACGCACGGGTGGGAAGATGGTGATTATGCTTGGATTGATAATCATAATAGCACTAACAAATGGGCAGTACTTGAAAAGAAAGATCCTTATACATTAGGAAAAGAATTATATCCTAACGGTAAAGCAACCAATACAGGATTTGGACAAGGCGTTGCAGGCAATAAAGACTTGTCAACAATATTAGTTGGGTCAGTATATGATACAACATCAGCAGGTAGCATTGAGCAATGGACACGTGATGTTGCTACAGTGTTTGATGTTAAAAGTATATTTGTAAGTGATATCACTTCAAAGACAGCAGGCACATTAAATACTTCAGGTTACTTACTAACAGTAGAAAGTGATGGTTTACCACACCCAGCACCATTTGGAACATTTCCTACAACAGACGGAAAGAATCCAAATAGAGTTGTAACACGCAACTATAAACATACATTTAAAACTCGTGTAGGAACAAATACTACAGCGGCACCACAAGTAGCAGTACCACTCGGTGGTATTGGCATAATGGCTAACGGTGTTGTAATAGCAAGTCCTTCAGCAACAGCAACATTACCAAACGACAATGGTCCAGCCAAGGGCGTTGCCCCAACAGGATTTGAATGGAACGCTGTAGAGAACGCAACGGCAGTTGGTATGGATGCATCACATGGGCATCCACAAGAAGATAATCAGTACCATTACCACAGCGGCAAATTTTTAAGCCAATGGGATTACCATGTATATCAAGCAAATACATATTATCAAGGCACCAATTATAGTGGTGATCACTGGAGGCACACTGACGGTCATTCCAAAATCCTAGGCTATGCATATGATGGTTATCCAATCTATGGCCCATTCGGCTACCAAACTGCCACTGATTCAACAACCACGCCACTGCGTATGACATCAGCATACCAAAAACACACAGATCCAGTATCTGGACGTGGTTATACATACACAGAATACCCTGCAGGTACATTTATAAATGACTATCAGTTTAATTCTGCTGTAGGAACATTAGACAAGCACAATGGTCGTTACTGTGTAACGCCAGATTATCCTGATGGAACTTATGCTTACTTCTTAACAATTACTAGTGCTGGCGTTCCAGTATATCCTTACATTATTGGACCAACATTTAAAGAGATACCAACATTAGAAACAGACACAGTGCCAGTAGATCCAGGTGGTAGTAATGCACAAACAATTGCATTAACGCCTGGAGAGTTCACATATAGCAATACTGTTGTGGATGGTAGTAAATTAAAGAATAGTGGTTGGGCAGGCTGGCAATTTGATATGGCAGTTGACGATGACTATGTAGTAACAAGTGCGCCAAATAGTAATAGCGGACAAGGTTATGCTATTGTGCTTAAAAAGAAAACAGACAAAACATATGAACCATTTGACATTATGCGTTCACCAAGTCCCACAACAAATGGGTATTTTGGTTATGATATTGCTGTAAGTAAAAGCGGCACGTATGTATTAGTAGGAGCTCCAGGTGAACTAAAAGCATATATGTATAAATTAGGAACAGGTGTTACAGCAAGTAATGAATACTTCAATGGCGATGGTTCAACTAATGTTTTTACTTTCTCTTCAACATCATTTAGTAATAGTAATGAACTAACTGTAATTGTAGATGGCCAAATTAAAATTGAAACATTAGACTATACATTAAGTGCTACACAAATTACATTTGTAGCCGCTTCAATACCACCAAGTGGTACTAATAATATCCATGTAAGAAAAGGAAATTATTATAGTGCAATCAAAACATTTACTGGCGCATCAGGTACAGACTTTGGCCGTAGTGTTGCATTAAGTGACGATGGTACTATTGCATTTATTGGTCAACCAAACAAAGCAGATGGTACAGCATTATCTGCAGGTGCAACTGAAGTTTGGAGTAAAACACCAACAGACACATATTTTAAAATACAAGATATTAAAAGTAATATATCTAGTACTAATGAAAATTTTGGTAAGGAAGTAGAATGTGGTGTAGATGGTCATATAGTTGCTATTGGTTCACCAGGCACTGACTTTCTAGTAATAAAAGAAATAACTACGGATGCTATCAACGCCGGCCAAGTTGAATGCTGGATCGACAATACAAAACATACTGGTACAATAACTGGCACAGTTGCTAATCCAACTGTAAGCATTGGTGATAAACTTGTTATTAATGATCAAGAAGTAACATTTACTGGTACAGCACTATCTAATGTAGTAAGTGATATTACTGCTAAAGCAATACCACATATAACAGCATCCGCAACAAGTGATAACAAGTTAAAAATTGTTAGCACAAAAACAGATGCTAACGCAAAACTTACAATACGTGCAGGCACAACAAACGGCGGGACAGTGTTTACAGCATTAGGCTTAACACTATACACATATAAATCAGCATTGCGCCATCCAGATGGTCCGCAAAATGCTTTTTATGGTGAGCATATTAAATTTAATAATACTGCGACAATGATTACAATTGGATCACCTTCAAGCTCAAGTGAATTTGAATTAACGTTAGATGGTAACTTGACAAAATTTGACCAGCAAAACACTATAATCACTGACGTTCAACCTGATTCTGGTTCTGCTTTAATATATGATATTAATACTGACTTAACATATTCATTAATACAGCGAGTAGATTGGGCAAACCGTAAAAAGAATGACAAATTTGGTACAGGCCTTGCAATGATTGGTAATACAGCATTAATTGGTGCTCCTGGTGATGATTATTTTGTGGAGGAACTAAAAACTGCTGACGGTGTGGCAACTGCGTATGCTATAACAGGGCAATTTACTACTGATAATTTAGAAATTAGTATGAATGGTCGAACAATGTTACAAGCAGAATTTAGTAGTGACAACGCATCACCAAATAGTACTGTTACATTTACAACAGCACCAGTTGCAACATCAGCAATAGTGTTTAAAAAATACACACAAAATACTGGTTCTGTATTAGAAGCAACTAATACAAATAATAAAGTTGCATGGAATAGTAAACGCACTCAATCCGATAAAATTGATATTGGTGCTATTAATAAAGTCATTACGTATGATAAATCAACTAATAAATTTATCGATTATATTGACTATCATGATCCAATTAAAGGCAAAATACCAGGCGTTGCTGATGAAGAAATTAGTTTTAAAACAATTTATGATCCAGCAGTATACAATGTTACTTTTAATGCAACAGTAGTTAATGACTTAAAAAATCATTGGGGTCCTAATGAAGTTGGGGTACTATGGTGGGATTTAACTAATACAAAATATATTGAGTATGAACAAGGTGAACTAGAGTATAAACGTCTTAACTGGGGCAAATTGTTCCCTGGTACACAAATTAATATATATGAGTGGATAGAGAGTGACTCATTACCCTCAACATATGTATCATTAGGAGGTGACGGCACTCCAAAATTTGCTGATGATTCAGCATATGTAGAGTATCAAAAGTATAATACATCTACAAATACGTTGGAGCCAATTTATTACTATTGGGTTAAAAACAAAACATCTGTGCCAGAAGTTTCCAACGCATATTTGGACGCTAATGGACAAATTAAATTTGCGGCGCATGGTAAGGAACTTGAGTTAAAGAGTTTTATACCAGCCGCTACGAGAAAATTGCCAGCAAAAACTGTCGCAACAATACTAACAAATCCTACTGCATATGGATTAAAATACATTGGTATTGCCGCACAGAATGCATTTATTGGATATAATCTACAAACAGGACTAACTGGTGAGAATATTATTTTAAGTATTGAATATGATACTGTTAAAAATGATATACCGTTACATACAGAATGGCAACTAGTACAAAAGAATAATCCACTATCAAAACCAAACAATTATTTAATTACTAAACTAGGTGATAGTTTAGCAGGAAAAGATGTAAGTGAAAATCTTGTACCAGATACAAACGTACATGTTGGATCACGGTATGGTATAATGGAATACCCACGTCAAAGTATGTTTATTGATAGATTGGGTGCTATTAAAGTATTAGTAAACTTCTGTAATTCTGTATTTACTAAACACAGAATGGCATTAGATTATAGTTTAATAAAAATTTCATCAGCAGATAAAGCACCAACATATGGATATGGTGAAACTGTAGCAACATATACTGAACTAACTTATATTAATACAAATACAATTACAGATGGTTATAAAGTAATTGTTGCAAGTGATGAAACAAGAGGCAATTATTGGGTAACATATCAATGGAGTGTTAGTGATAATAGATGGAATTTAGAGAAAAAACAAAAATATGATACAACAAAATATTGGGATTATATTGACTGGTATGCTACTGGTTATGACTCTAATACTATTATTGATTATACGGTCGCAACAGAAAATGACCGCGCAAAATTAGACACTAAACTTAACGATGTTGTTAAAGTATTAAATGATGGACAAAGCAAATGGATATTATATAAAAATACTAGTGCCTCAACTACTGATGTATACGATATAATTGGTCAAGAAAATGCTACAATTAAATTTAAAACAACATTATATACAACAACTACGCCGTTGGCAGAGTTGCGTTATATTATTGATGCATTAAACACACAATTATTTGTCAGTGACTTAGAAGTTGAATTTAATAAATTATGGTTTGAATTAATACATTTTATCTTGTATGATCAAAACTTACAAGTAGACTGGGCATTTAAAACTAGTTTTGTAACAATCAATCAAACTGTACGTAAACTATCTGAATTAGTAAATTATAGTTATGATGTGCAAGATAGTGTTAGAGATTTTATTAATGAAGCAAAACCATACAGAACAAATATTAGAGAATATGTATACCGTTATGATTACACTGAATTACCACAAATAGGAAATACTGATTTTGATTTGCCAGGCTACTATGATACAACAGACAAATTATTTAGATCACCTAATGTATATGAAGCAGACGACGATGCTCGTATGCTTACAGCACCTTGGGTTGATTGGAAAAATCATTATACAAAGAAAGTAGTTAGTGTTAATGTTTTAACTGCCGGCAGTGGTTATGCAACTACTGCAACATCAACATATGATGCAGTTGGTTATGATATTACTGGATATGATCACAGTGCAACTACAGCATCTCCACCAATAGTTACTATTTCAAGTGGCGCACAATGGAAATTAGGTTATACTTATGATGAAACCAAAATACCTGGCGCCGCAGGCGCACAGGCAGTTCTTGTAGTACCAGAACACAGTCCAGATACATTATGGTACTATAGTGGTACAGAACAAGGCACAACTCAATGGAAAGATATGGGTTGGAAAGTTACAATAAAACCTAAATTAGCAACTAATGAAAGTAAAACGTTTGCTGTAACTGTAGTATTGGATGGCACAGGCAAACCAGATTTTTATATAGATGGCACAGAACGACCTAACCTTATTTTGTACAGGGGGTCAACATACACATTCACACAAACAGACGTAAGCAATCTAGGTTACGGGTTCTTTAGGTTCTCGGCAATAGAAGATGGCACACATAGAGATGGCTCTGGCGCAACTGCTGTTCCTGTAATGAAAACACCTGGTTTAGCAAGTGTTGATTCTATTACAGTAACCAACGGTGGTACAGGTTATGTAACCACTCCAATAGTAACTATATCAGGCGGTAGTGGTAGTGGTGCAACTGGTTATGCTAATTTAGAAAACTATAAAGTAAGAGACCTTAAAGAAACAATTAAATTTGATCGTGTTGATGCACCATCACATGTTAAAACAATTGCCGTAACTGCTGGAGGCAGTGGATATACCTCAGCACCTACGGTAACAATAACAAATGCCTCAGGAGATACAACAGGCGTTGGTGCAAGTGCCAAAGCGGTTATTACCGGTGGAGCAGTAACAGCGGTTATTGTAGAACAAGAAGGCACAGGTTATACTGCCGCACCAACAATTAGTTTTACTGGTGGTGGTGGCAGTAGTGCTACAGCAACAGCAACAGTTTCATACTCATCCTATAATAAGTTAGAAACAGCACATGAGGCGGCCGCTAAAAAGCACAGCGATCGTTTAACATTATATTATGCTGGTGGACAAGCAGGCACAGGTAGTACAAAAACATGGGATAATAAGACAGCTGACATTTTAACCTATGATGCAGTTATAGCAGACTCAGGATTACAATATAAAGCAAACAAAGTAACAGGTGCTACATTTGATATGGAACCTGGTTATGATAGAGCATCATTCTCATCTTCGGCATTTGATGATTCTGAAATTAGTCCAGAAGGTATAGCAGTTATCTCAAGTGTAGATACTGATTTAGGCGGTGGTGACTTTAGTACAACTGGTGGTATAGATCCTGCTGATGTTGTAGTAGATGGTGACGGCTTTGTAACAGAATATACATCACATGCACCAGAAGAACAAGTACCCGGTCGTGTATTTGATACATTGGATATTAAAGTATATGAAATGCCTTCACCACGTGAATCAGGCGTTACTATTAAAAAACATACATTTGAAGGTAATGGTTCAACTGTAACATATGATTTTACTGGCAAGGGCGGACTGCCTACAAATCTTGAAGGTATTGAAGTATATGTAAATAATTCATTAAAGAAACTAACAACCGATTATACTGTTTCTATTAGAAGTAATGATATAACAATGGTTTCTCCTGTGCCAACAGGACAATTAATACATTTTGTATTAATTGAAACAGGTGGTGATACTGTTACATCAACTAAACAAGATTTTTATGGGGACGGTTCAACAACACAATATGTTGTGAATGTTCCATATGAATATGCACAATATTTGTATGTGACTGTAAACGGTGTAGAAAATAATCCAACATGGACAGCAACCAGTTATTATAAAAAAACAAAATTAACTTTTGCGTCAGCACCTCCAAGTGGCGGCCGCATACGAGTACATACATTCAATAAGTCAGGATTAACACTTACAAATGCAGGCAGTGGCTACACATCGGCTCCAGCAGTAACATTTAGTGGAGGTGGAGGTAGTGCGGCAGCTGCTACAGCAGTTATCAATGCTGAAGGCAAAGTAAGTGGATTAATTGTAACAAATGCAGGTACTGGATATACATCAGCACCAACTGTTACAATTGCAGGCACAGCAACCGCAACTGCTACTGTAACTGATGGTAAAATAGAAGCAATTAGACCATTTGTTAAGGTTGAAAGTGAAGAACAAACAATTACTGTTCCCGGCAGTCCAACATGGCCTGCAAGTTACACTTATACATATGGTCAGGATAACTTCTTTGATTTTGGTCCTGACGCCGCAAAAGTGTTTGTGTATTTAAATAATGAACGATTGAATCCACCAGATACAGAATACTATACTGGTGATGGGTCAACTGCTGTATATGCCTGTCCGTCTAATCCAACTATTGCATATGCTTCAGTAACTGATGCAATGGTTCAGGTACACGTAGATGGTGTATTAAAAACACTTACAACAGATTATACATTTACTGGTGGAACACCACCACGTGATGAAATAACATTTGCTGTTGGTAAAGTACCAGCGGCAGGTGCAGAAATAGCAATTACAGTTAGAAACGGGCAGTATTGGATTCCAAATGATTATCAAATTATACTTGAAAATGGTAGCGGTGTATCTGTTACTGCTGGAACAATTGCTACAGGTGATAAATTGTTTATACAGTCATTTGCTAATCAGAGATATAGCAAAGGCAAAACAATTGTAATAAAAGGCACATCAGTTGCAACGGCTACTTCACTAGAAAAATATGATGCAGTAATTTATGATTCGTCTGGTTATGCTGGTGATGTAAGTGTATCAATCTCAACACCAATATATGATATATCCGCATTAGAAAATAATTCAAATTATGTATGGGTATGGTTAAATGGTGTACCACAAATTGCTAACCACGATTACTATATAACTGGAACTAAACTAGTAATGACTCCATTAAGTGGTAGCATATTAGCGTCAGATATGATTACTGTTAGTGGTATGAGACAAGCAGAACAACGACCTGGTATTGCTTTTAGAATTTGGAAAGATATGTTTGACAAGACATCTTACTATAGAATTGCATCAGCAAATACAACAACACTGTCTACAGCATTAGCAATGACAGATATAGAAATTAATGTAACAGACGCAACTAAATTGTTGACACCTGTTCCAACAACAGCAACGCCAGGTGTGATATTCATTAATGGCGAGCGTATAGAATATTGGGAAATAGATGGTAATAAACTAAAAAGAATACGTCGTGGCACATGGGGCACAGGTGCTCATGCTACACATGCTTCAGCAAGTGAAGTAGTAGATGGCAGTAAACAACAATTAATTCCAGGATCAACAGTACATACTAAAGTTTGGTATGATCAAGGAACAACACCAGCCGCGGCTACAAACGGCTTAGGTTTGGGTATGGCAACTGGTAAGGAAGTAACGTTCCTTAAAGAGGCACCGCTATCAACTCCCAAGGTAATATAATAGGATAAATACTTCAGATGGAAAACAATGAAATCAAGCAAGAAACCAGTGAAGAGCAAGAAGAAATGCAAGAGAAACAACCTAACGAAATTCCAGGCGTAAACGTCGAGGGTTTTATTAAAATATTTGATCCAGATTCGGAAGAAGTATTTGTAGAACAACGTAACGCTATTCATTATGAAAACTTTTCCAAAGCATTAGCAGACAGTATTTCTAATCAGACTACTGGCTTTATACACGAAATGCACTTCGGTAATGGTGGCACATCCGTGTCTACTACAGGCATTATAACATATCTACCTGCTAACAATTCAGGTGCGTCTTCGGATTTGTATAATAAAACTTATTACAAAGTTGTTGATGGAACTAGTTCCTCAAATACAGATCCTACAAGAAATAAAATGACTATAAGCCACACAAGTGGTACAATTTATACTGATATTTTAGTAACTTGTTTGCTTGATTATGGAGAGCCTGCAGGGCAAGAGGCATTTGATAACTCATCAGCACTAGATGGGTCATATGTTTTTGATGAATTAGGGTTAAAAAGTTGGGAATCAGGTGGTATTGCTACAGGTAATTTATTAACACATGTAGTATTTCACCCAGTACAAAAATCACTTAATCGGTTAATTCAAATAGATTATACGATAAGGATACAAACATTAACGAATCTAAGTAGTGCAACATAATAGATAAATAGAAATATACGTATTTTAAAAAGTCGACTCAGGAGAGATAAAAAGTGGCATATACAGTTAACAAAACGAGTGGTGCAGTTTTATCCGTAATTGCGGATGGAACATTAGACACTACAACGAATTTAACCTTAATTGGTAAAAACTATTCCGGTTATGGTGAAGTTCAAAATGAAAACTTCGTAAAACTACTAGAAAACTTTGCTAACTCCTCCCAACCGTCCTCACCACTCGCTGGCCAGCTCTGGTGGGACACAACAAATACCGCACTCAAAGTATATACCGGAACAGCTTGGGTAGAATCAGGTGGTGTTACATCCGCATCTTCAGCACCTTCGAGCCCAGTAGAAGGTGATTTATGGTTTGATACTACAAATGATCAATTAAAAGCATGGAATGGTTCAGCGTGGATTGTTATTGGACCAAGTTATTCGGGTGGTGTATTAAGTGGAGCAATAGTAGATACAATAGTAGATAATGCATCAGGAACACACACAGTAGTAAAAATGTATGTTGCTAATACATTAGTAGGAATTGTTTCTAAAGATAGTGTTTTTACACCAAACGTTGCTATATCAGGATTTGCAACAGTAAGTCCAGGATATAATTTAAGTACAAATGTAACAGGCGCAAAATATACAGGCACAGCAACAGACTCCGATAAGTTGGGTGGTGTTGCGGCCGCAAATTATTTGCGTTCAAATGCTAACGATACAACAAGTGGAACACTTGGCGTTGTCAATGATAATGGTATGACCATTGGTGTCGACTCTGATTTATCAATGAGTGTATCTGGTAATGATGTAACAATTAAGAACGTTACAAGCAACGGTAATTTACTATTTGGTATTAACCAAGGTGGTTCACCAGCAACTGCTATTACTATTAGTGGTTCAACAAACTCAGTAACTATCGCAGGTGACTTAACAGTTAGTGGCACAACTACTACACTTAATACAAACAACTTACTTGTAGAAGATCCATTAATTGTTCTTGCTAAGAATGTAACCGGCGCACCATCATTTGATTCTGGTTTAATAGTAGAGCGTGGCACTCAGCCTAACACAGGTTGGATTTGGGATGAATCTCAAGACCAATGGGCCGCAGTTAATACAACTGAAACAGGTTCAACAGCAGGCAATGTAGCAATTGATTCATACGCAAACATACAATGTGCTACAATGACGGGTATTTCAACACAAGCGAAATATGCTGACTTGGCGGAAAACTTTACAGCAGATTATGCATATGATCCAGGAACAGTATTGCAAATTGGTGGTGAGCATGAAGTTACTATGTGTGAAACTGATGCTTCAGAAGATGTGCTAGGTGTTGTTAGTTCATATCCAGCATACTTAATGAACAGTGAAGAAGACGGCGTCACAGTAGCAATTGCAGGTCGTGTACCAGTTAAAGTATCAGGCCCAGTTACTAAGGGTGATAGATTAGTTTCAGCAGGTAATGGCACAGCAAGAAAAGCTTCTAAAGAAGAATGCACTCCATGGAATGTTATTGGGCGGGCCTTAGAAAGCGATATTGATAAAGAGGAAACACATATTACATTAGTTATGTGCATTGTTAAAGTAGTTTAAAAACTATTTGCTTTTGCTAAATATAGATACATAACGATATACGTTATTCTCGAGAAAGAAAAAACGATAATTTATCCTAGGAGAAATCGAATATGGCATATACATCAGGTGATACGATTCTAGCAGCTCACTATAACAGTTTCGTATCTGATTTTAATACTAACTGGGGGACAGGAAGTGGTGATCAAGGCTACGGCCAATCAAATACACTTTCCTCGGTCTCAGCTGGTGATACTGTAACTGCCACCCAATGGTCTACACTTTTAGCAAGAGAGACAAGCGCCGCGGCACACCAAGGCACTACTCTAACGTCGATTACCTCACCAAACGCAGGCGATACAATTAGTGCATTTACAGCATTAGCTGCAAATACAGCATTGATTAACACAAATAGACACAATATTGACAGTGGAAAATATGCTGATACCACAAGCACAGAGAGTGGTTCAGGAAGTTGGACAACAAGTACAGTACATACTTTTACATTAACTTTTGCCAGTGCTGATGCGGCAAGATATTATTACAATTGTGGCGGTTCAACCCGCTTTAGTTTTAGTAGATCAGGCGGTACTTCACATACAAAGAATACAGAATGGTCGAATTTGGCAACAGCGTGTGGTACAGTTATTTTTGCTGTACAAGGCACAACCAAGTCAGGTGGTTCTGGATCAACAACAACCTTGGCAACAACTATTGGTTATCAAGATATGACAACATCAAACCAAACATTGTTTAAACAGATGGAAGGTGATAACCCTTATACTGCTAACTTTATTCAGATAGAAGCAAAAACTAATGCTGTTGATAGTGGCGGCAATGGTGATAATGGACACATACTAACATTTGTAGTTACATGGTCTGATGCGGCTGGTGATACATTTAATGATACTGTAGATGGTACAGTAACAGATACTATTACACATAGAACACCAAACACAAGTTCATTAAATAATGCAAGTTGGAGTGCGGCACCTTCATATAGTAATACAAGTTTTAGTCAGTCATAATAGTTGACAATTTGTTGTATCTAATGTATAATATTTTATATGAGTGTGAAAGATACAGTAAAAAAGAAATTTAACCAAAAAGTGGCTCACGCAACAAAGCGTGAGACCACTTTAGGTTTACTATCCCTCCCTTATAACAGCGGTTTATTTAAAATAACAAGAGAATTAATTAATTTTGCCGAATTAATGTCGCTACGTTCCGCGATAGCAGAGTCGGCAGACTTAAAAGCAAATCCCACAGTAGTATTAGATTCATATGATAATCCTATATTAATAGAAAATCCACGAGACTTTACTGAGAAACTGTGGCAACGATACTATGAAGTCAATAACGAATATCTCGAAGATATCAAAACTATTAGGGCAACAAGAAAACCCGAACAAATCTAATGCCTACCGAAAATGGCGTACTATTATTTGCATACGATAACGAATCTATAAAATATACAGAACTTGCCAAACTCTGTGCGTTACTTGTACGCAAACACTTACCTAATACAGGAGTTACATTAGTCACTGATAACTCTATCGATGGTCCTTTTGATGATGTTATATTGGTCGAGACAGGTAACAGTGGACGTAGAACATTTAGAAACCCTAATGGAGAGACAGAAGAAGTCACTTGGCATAATAAAACTCGCCCACAAGCATACGATTTAACTCCGTATGAAAAAACATTACTGCTAGATGTAGACTATCTAATGTTTAATAACTCATTGCAGTGGCTATTTCAATCTGATAAAGAGTTAATATGCCACAATACCGCTTATGATATTACAGGAAAAGAAAGTCTTATAGACGAAAAAATGCTACATTGGAGTAGTATTCCAATGTTATGGGCAACTGTATTATACTTTACTAAAAATAATACAGCAAAAGAATTTTTTAATCTAGTTAAATTAGTACAAGACAACTATCAATACTATTATAACTTATATAATTTCAAGATGGGTCCATACAGGAATGACTATGCTATAAGTATTGCATATAATTTATTAAGTTTGGAACATTATATCTTAGATCCACTCTTTACCCTCCCCTCACAATTTACACTTGAAAATGTTCGAGAAGATGGAACTCTTGTGTATAACGCTGATGGAGAGATAGCATACATAAAAAATACTAATGTGCATATTATGAACAAACATAGTATTATAGAACATGTAGATGAAATATTAAGATACGCAACACAACCAACACTTACACATGAAGCGAATCAAGGAACATGATGAACAAATTGGGTATTTTACATTTGTTCAGAATAACGACGATACTGATTATTTAAAACTAGCATACGCCTGTGGATTAAGTTTAAAAGCAACACAAACCATAAACAAGTTTGCTATTGCTGTAGACAACAATACTAAACAACAATTAACAGAGAAACATTACAAAGTATTTGACTATGTAATAGACATTCCGTGGGGTGATGATAGTGAGGATGACGCATGGAAATTAGGCAATGAATGGAAAGCATGGTCAATAACACCATTTAAAGAGACAGTTAAGTTAGATTGTGATATTGTGTTTACACGCAATATAGATCATTGGTGGACATTTATGCGTGAGCAGGAAGTAATGATTGCGACAAATGTTCGCAAACTAGACGGTTCTATATCTAACTCACGCAAGTACAGAAAACTCTTTGATATCAATAACTTACCTAACACTTATAGTGGGTTTATGTACTTCAGGTATGGTGAAAATAGTCTAAAACTATTTAAAACATTAAAATGGGTTTATAAAAATTGGGATGAAGTATCACAACAATTAAAGAATTGTAGGGATGAAAAGCCTACAACTGATGTTGCGTTGGCAATAGCATTAGTGTTACAAGAAGCAGAGTATACACATACAAACAATGTATTAGATTATCCAACATTTGTGCATATGAAAAATAGCATACTAGGTTGGCCAGAATCGCATAAGATAGAAGATATTATTAATATAGAGTATAGTGATGATGTTGGATTAATATTAGGTGTAGAGCCACAAATATATCCTGTACATGGCGCAGAGTGTAAAGAATACCTAGCAGATAAAACAATAGAATACTATGAAAGGAATTAAGCCATTAAACAAAAGTTCTGCTATAAAAGGCATTGATGATTTAATTGAAGCAATTGAAACTCATGTTGAATTAGAATATGAAAAGCCTGACTATTGTTTATATTATACTGATCAAGGTATAATATATGAAGCATCGCCAGAAGAAGATATAAGAACACATATCAAGGTTCCTTCTAAATGGTTAGATACTAATCACATTACTGACTGGGTAATAGTTAAAGGCAAGTTAGAACCAGTTAAACATGATGTACATGACCGTTTAAGAAAATATACTAAAGTAACACACGCAACAGAATTAGATCCTGACTTGCCTGTGTATGTAACAGAAAAAGATCATAGAATTATCAAAAAAGTCATTACTGCTGATGAAGTAGTATTCAATAGAGATGAAAATTATTATCAATTACAACAGGAGAAAAGATGATTGTAAAACATGCTAAATTCCCTTGGGAAGTAAAGAAGGGGGAAATTATCAAAAATAAAGATTTTAAAAAAGCAATTAAAATTTACAGAAGCGTTAAGTCGTGGTGTGAAGAAAATTGTAAGAATGAATATATATTAGATGATACTGTCTACGCCTTAGGTGTAAAAGTGTCATTCGAGAAAAAGGCGGAAGCCAATAAATTTGAAAAGGAATTCAATACATGAGGAAATACAATGTGGGAACCATGGTTATTAATGATAATGTTAAGTGTGGGTCCATTTAATGGACAATACAATGGTGAGAATGATATTTGGTATAATATACGAATGCATTCAGAAGGAGAATGCCGACAAGCGGCAAGAGATATGATGAGAACACATCGTATATTCCAGCACCTCAATCCTACTTTACATATGGATGTTATATGTAGAAAAGAATTACTTGCAGGAACATACAATCAAACAAACTCAAATTTTCCAAAATGTATTAATTATCGTCAATGTCTTGACATGTTTAAAAAAGAATATGACTGAAATAGTTGACATTGCTGACTTAGATTGCGTATACTTAACATACGACGAGCCACAAAAAGATGAGTTTTGGGCCAAGATACTAAACATGGTACCTTGGGCAATACACATTGATGGTGTATATGGTTCGGATGCCGCCCATAAAGCGGCTGCCAATGCTTGTGATACTGAGCGATTTGTTTTAATAGATGGTGATAATTTACCTGATCCAGAGTTTTTTAACTTACAACTAACACTAGATGATGTTACTAAACATTGTGTGTTTAGATGGAAGGGTCGTAATGTTATTAACGGACTAATGTATGGCAATGGTGGTTTAAGTTGCTGGCCTGTAGACTTTGTTTTAAACATGACTACACATGAAAACACTGATGGTTCTGATGAAACATTAGTAGAGTTTTGTTTTGACGATAATTACAGACCAATGCATAACTGCTATAGTACAACATACCCAAATGGCTCAGCATTACACGCATGGCGTGCTGGGTTTAGAGAAGGTGTTAAAATGGTTTTAAACAAAGGAACTAAACCTGATTTAAAAACATTTGAAGAGCAAGTACATGCTCGCAACTTCGATAACTTATGCATATGGCAAACTGTTGGGCGTGATGTTGAGCATGGCATATGGAGTATATACGGCGCACGTTTAGGGACATTTTTAACAATGCTTACTGATTGGGAGCATGTTAATGTAAGGGACTTCAAATATTTAAATGAAATGTTTAATGCAGAATATAAAGATAAGGATCCTGAAATAGAATCACAAGTAATAGGTGAAATATTACAAAACAAACTAAACATGCCTATATGTGAGATGAGTGCTGAGGCAAGTGTGTTCTTTAAAGCACATTACAGCAAGCATACAAACTACGATATAATGATACAAGAATTAGATGTAATACGCGGCATTGAAGGTTGGTAATGGAACTTTATAAAGATAATAAGGGCGACAAAATAGAAGTTAAGGATGGAAAGTTTAAGTCAGATTTCTATAGAAGTGCTGAGGATATTAAAGTACAGTTAGACTCAGTGTCTCCATCCTTTTGTCTTGCTAAATGGAATCAAGTTAGTTTACATTTACCTACAGGCTTAAACAACAGTTGCTATCATCCACCACTGCATAAAATGGAGTTAGACACTCCATCTGCATTACATAATACACAACATAAGAAAGAAATGCGTAAACTTATGCTAGAAGGCGAACGTCCTAGCGAGTGCCAGTACTGTTGGAACATAGAAGATACTGGGCATATGAGTGATAGACATTACAGAAGTGGTGAGCCGTGGGCACAGATGGACTTTGATAATATAGTTAATGCTCCGTGGGATGCAGATAAGAACCCGCGTTATGTAGAAGTAAACTTTAATCATAACTGTAACTTAAAATGTAGTTACTGTAGTCCACAGTTTAGTACTGCGTGGGAAAAGGAAATGAAACAACACGGTGCATGGCCTACATCTAAACCACATAACGCACCTGAACACTTTGAGATTAATCCTTGCATACCACACAGCAAATATAATCCTTATGTACATGCGTTTTGGGAATGGTGGCCTGACTTATATAAAGACTTAAAGCATTTCCGTATGACTGGTGGTGAACCTATGATGGATAAAAATACGCATAAAGTATTTGATTACATTATAGACAACCCCAAAAGCGACTTACATTTAAACGTTACAAGTAACTTTAGTCCTGTAGACAACAAATTGTTTGACAAGTATTTAGATAAAGTTAAACGTATATGTTTAGATGAGAAGGTAGAACACTTTATGCAATACGTTAGTGTAGATAGTTGGATGGAACAAGCAGAGTATATACGTAATGGGTTAGATTTTAATAAGATGTGTGATAACATCAACACATACTTAACGGAAGTTCCGTATAGAAACTCTTTAACGTTTATTATAACATATAATAATTTAAGTGTTTCAGGAATGGATAAGTTATTAGCCTATATACACGGTTTGCGACAAGCATACAGCGAAACTTATCAACGTGTATGGTTTGATACGCCGTTATTGCGACAGCCTGCTTGGCAAAGCATACAGTTATTGCCTGAACCATATCAAGATATACACGATGAGAACATATGTTGGATGTTGGATAACATGGAAGATGAGAAAACTCGCTTTAAAGGCTTTAAGGATTATGAAGTCCAACGTATGCAACGCGACTTGGCGTGGTGGCAAGAGAGTGATAAGTTAGATCCAGAGTATATAGACAACTGTAAAGCAGACTTTTATCGCTTTTTTACTGAGCACGACAAACGTCGTGGCACTAATTTTATAAAAACATTCCCTGAAATGATATATTGGTGGGAAGAATGTGAGAGGTTAGCACGTTGACTTTTGTAGCGGATATTAAAAAATTACATGTAGAACCCACTACAGTATGCCAGGCAGAGTGTCCTATGTGTATTAGAACTCTACAGGGTTATCATAGGACTATGGAAAATAAAGAATTATCATTTAATCAATTTAAAACATTAGTAAAACCATTAATACACAACTTAGACCATGTACAATTTTGTGGTTCATTTGGAGATCCTATCGCGTGTAAAGATTTACGCATAATGATGTTATGGATTGGACAAATGAATCAACAAACGCATGTTTCAATACACACAAATGGTGGGATAGGAAGCACAAAATTATGGACTCATATTGCTTATCTAACAAGAAGCAACCCTGCTAGTCGTGTTATATTTGCTATTGATGGATTAGAAGATACTAATCATTTATATAGAAAAAATGTTGTATGGAAAACCTTAATGAAAAATGCTAAAACATTTATCAATGCAGGAGGTGTAGGGCAAGTGGACATGATTGTATTTAAACACAACGAACACCAGATAGACGAAGCAAAACAATTAGCAAAGGATATGGGATTTAAAGCATTTAAAACTAAAGCAACTAGCAGATTTGCACATAACCCCAACACTGGATTGGAGCCGCCTACCAATCATTCATTTGAAATGAAAGATAAAGAGTTTGCATGCCACGTGGAAAAACAGAAAAGTGTTTATTTAAGTGCAGAAGGATTATGGTATCCATGTTGTTGGACACACGTAGCACATGCACAAAAAGATGACCAGTGGGGTGATCCTATAGTAAATATCAATGATAGATCAACGAAATGGTATAATTTAGAAAAGAACATACTATCTAAACATTTAGATAAAGTATGCCATAGAGCGTGTGCTACAACAGCATTTAGCGGTCAATGGACAACTGAGCAATACTTCTCATGACATTAAGAACACCAGGTAGAGAATCAGATTTAAAAATTAAACGATGGCTTAACGAGACAGTAAGTCCATCATTTTGTATGGCCAAGTGGCGAAACGCTACTATATGGCTTGGAAGTGGTATGACTACTAGTTGTCACCACCCGCCGGCACACAAAATAGATATTAAAGAACTACTAAATAATTCATCAGCTATTCATAATACAAAACAAAAAAAGCAAGATAGAGAACAAATGCTTGCAGGCGAAAGGCCACCCGGTTGTGAATACTGTTGGAAAATAGAAGATATTGGGCCCGATGCTATATCCGATCGTGTCCATAAAAGCGTCATATATGATGAGGAGGACGTACATTATGTTAGACAAAAAGATGCCGAAGAAAACTTTGCATTACGCACTCTCGAGGCCGCCTTTGATAGGACTTGCAATTTTGCTTGTTCTTATTGCAATCCTGCTTTTAGTAGTACCTGGGTAAAGGATATAAAGAACAATGGTTCCTACGAGAAATTAAAGTCAGACGGCCGTAACCATTTCACACATCAACACAACGAAGCACAGTTATATAAGCACGACGAAACAAATCCATTTACAGAAGCCTTTTGGCAATGGTGGCAAGAAGAACTACACGAAACACTAGATGAGTTTAGGATAACTGGTGGCGAACCCTTAATGTCGGGCGAAATATGGAAGTTATTTGAATGGTTCAAACTAACAGACAAAAAGTCCGATATGAGGCTCGCTATCAATTCTAACTTAGGTGCTAAAGACGAACTAATAGATCGCTTTATAGAGAACGCACAACATATTCCACACTTACATCTATATACATCTTGTGAAGCATTCGGCGCACAAGCAGAGTATATTAGAGACGGATTAGTATGGGATAAATGGGTAGAAAACTGCCATCGTGTATGTAGGGACGGTAATTTAGAAGGCTTCCATATGATGTGTACTATTAACAGTTTGTGCTTGGATTCCTTGCCAAAGTTCTTAGATCACGTAATGAGTTTTAAACAACAGTACGGACGTGACTTTCCTACGTTTACTTTAAACATATTAAGGTTTCCATCCTTCCAATCTCCACTAGTGCTACCGCAATCAATACGGCAACAATACAGAGACAACTTAGAGCAATGGCTTGTTTTAAACGAAGACAATCTACACGAAATGGAAGGCAATCACATACTACGACTGTTAGATTATTTAAGTGTAGTAGATAAACCACACAGCGATACGTTCGAACCAGAAGCACTACAGAACGACTTTTATCACTTCTATAAACAATACGACACACGACGAAACAAGAACTTTACAGAGACTTTCCCTAACTTAAAACAATGGTATGAGGAACTACCCCATGACTAATACGCTAAAGTGGGCGGGGCCGAGTCACACCCAGCCGAAACACCTGGTTTGGCGAAATTTTTTACACAGTAGATACCATATCGGAACATAACAATGCAGGGCGGAGGATTTGAATATATGAATTATTTAAAAAACATACCACGTTGGGGTACTGCACTACTATTAATAGTGTGTGGCATCTGCATAGGAATACTGTTATCACTAACTTTATTATGTGGTACGGGTGAGCATGAAGTAATCGTAAACAACTTCCTAGGGTATGAGCAACTAATGGTAATTAAACGCTTATGATAATAAAACTATTAAAAACAATAAAGAACGTAGTGGATCCTAACTACTGGGCAAGTGAGATAGGCAATAAAACAGGTGCGTACGACAAAGCACATAACAGTAAGTTGGCTAATTGGTCACGTAGTCTTACAGGATGGAAGTGGTGGGCATGGCAACTAGGCGGAGGTTTGGTGTTTGTTATTGTGATGGAACTGTTATTAAATCTGCTGGGTATGAGTATGTTACCCTGGAGATGGTAGGGTCGGGTTATCTGTCGGGTTGTCGAACGACGGGGAAAATTTTTTCCTATAGGGCAGAATATTTCGAGCGACAAAAAAAATTAGAAACATACAACATGCCCGATTTGTTTTTTCTACCACATGCATTGTCACTACGCCCCAACTCTTTTTTCTTTTTCAAAAAGTTTTTTTTATTTTAAAATATTATGGATAAAGGTTACCTTAACAAAGATACACCATTCAATACCACTACACTGTTATTGGATCGTAATAAACAATCGTTGCCTAATAGCTTCTTTACTATAGAAGAACGTGACTTATTATGTAATAGTGATGTATTCTGTATGCTACCGTGGATCCATATACACGGATGGTCCGATGGTAATGCTTACCCGTGCTGTATGGCAGAGCCTAATGAACCTATAGGTAATCTTAGAGATTATACACTCGAAGAAGTATGGAACAATGCCTCCTATAGGACTATGCGACACAATATGCTCAATGGCATACCGTGTAAGGAGTGTAATAAGTGTTATGAGAAGGAGCGTAATGGGTTTTATTCATTACGTAATGAGAGTAATAGAAATTTCGCATATAGTATAAAGGATATCACCACCACTCCTGATGGTTCATCACCAGTTAATCCAATCTATTGGGATGTTCGCTTTACCAATATGTGTAACTTTAAGTGTAGGATGTGTGGGCCACAGTTTAGTTCTAATTGGGTAAACGAGTATAACAGTATGTATGGGCAGTCGGATATAGAGAAAATAAGTTATACACGGGGTAATAAGCAATTAAACTGGGAAATGATAGAGCCATATATAGACAATCTCCATAAGATATACTGGGCAGGAGGTGAGCCTTTAATGATGGAAGAACACTGGCGTATAATGGATGAATTGATTAAGCGAGATAAGTTAGATGTATCGTTAGTATACAATACTAACTTCTCGGAAGTCAAGTATAAGGGGCGTTCAGTATTCGACATGTGGAGATTATTCGATGATGTCAGTATAGGAGCATCGTTAGATGGAATGGGTGATAGAGCAGAGTATATACGTAAGGGAACGGTATGGGATACTATAGTAAGGAATCGTTACGACATGCTCGATGTGTGCCCAGACGTAGACTTTTTTCCCAGTGCCACATTGCAGGTATTAAACGCATACCACCTACCAGACTTTCATAACGATTGGGTAGAGCGCGGCCTTATAGGCGTATACGACTTTCATGTAAACATTCTCCAAGGGCCCGACTATTATAGACTCAGTATACTACCCGACTATATGAAGGAAGAAGTTAAGTCACTATACGAAGAACACATAAGTAGTATAGCAGATGCCGACGACATTAAGCGAGCCACCAATGGTTTCGAGAGTGCAATCAACTTTATGTATAGTGAAGATAGAACGGATCTTATACCAGAGTTCCGTAAAGAAATTACCAAGTATGATAACCACCGTAATGAAGATTTTCAAACGGTATTCCCAGAGTTGATACCACTATTCAAAACCTTCCCGGAGAGGTCTTAATAGACAGGGCCCTAGAATAACGATGGACTATAATGATAAAAAGCCACTAAAGATTGATTGGAATGATCTTTCACTATACCAACAATTGGTATTAGAAGAAAACCCATCATTCTGTATGTATCCTTGGACACATTTACACGCATACCCAGATAGTTCTGTTCATCTATGCTGTATGAGTGAGATGGATATGCCAGTCGGTAATCTAAATGATAACACGCTGGAGGAAATTTGGCATAGCGAACATATGGTGAATATACGTAATAGAATGATTGATGGACTACACAATCCAGAATGCGTCAAGTGTTATGAACAAGATAAAAATGGCTTTATGAGCGGCCGGGTATCAGCGAATAAACATTTCGGCCACCATATAGCAAAGGCCAATAGTATAGAACCAGACTATGAGATAATATACTGGGATGTTCGGTTTAGCAACCTATGCAATTTTCGCTGTCGAACGTGTGGTCCCCTGTTTTCAAGCAATTGGTATCAGGATTATGTTAAATTACACCAAAATTCCCCTACAAATAGTAAGGTTATTACGTGTAATCTGGATATCGAAGAGTGTATCAGGCATATACCATACGTAGAACAGATATATTTCGCTGGTGGAGAACCCCTAATGATGGCCGCACATTGGGAGATTATTGCCGAATTACTAAAGCAAAATAGAACCGACGTTAAGTTAATATACAATACCAATTTTTCGCAACTCAAATATAAGCAATTGAGTATACTGGATATGTGGAAAGAGTTTGACTCCGTTAGTATAGGTGCTTCATTAGACGGTTCGGGTATGCGAGGAGAGTATATAAGGAAAGAAACTGTATGGAAAGATATAGTCGATAATAGAGAACAGATGTTACGAGTATGCCCAAACGTTGATTTCTATATAAGTTGCACGTTGAGTATACTGAATTCGTATCATATGCCAGACTTTCATAAAGAATGGATTAACTATGGCCTAATTAAAGCACCTGACTTCAATGTGAATATACTAATGAATCCTCCGCATTACCGTATAGACAATTTACCAATGCCAGATAAGGAGGCGGTAATAGAAAAATACAAACGACATATCGACTATCTTAGTCCAATCGATCCTCTCCAACGTGCAACCAATGGTTTTCAAAGTGCAATTAACTTTATTGAACAACCGAGCAATGCTAGACTATTCTTAGAGTTTATGGCACTCACCGCTAAAATGGATAAGATTCGTTCTGAGTCGTTTAATGAAACCTTTCCGGAGTTTAGTTTTGTCAATTAAGGATGATCTCAACCGTGTTCGAAACCCTGCGTTCAAAGCAATTCCTACTCTGTGTTACTTACCGTTTATTCATTTAGAAGCGTCTGCAATTGGGGACGTAAAGCCTTGTTGTATGACGGAAGGTCCTGTTCTGGATGAAGATCGTAATCCTTATAACTTATCAACTTGTACTCTGAAGGAGGCGTTTAACTCTCAGCATATGAAACAAATGAGGGCAGACTTTCTGCAAGGTAAAAAGCCTTCTAACTGTAAGAAGTGTTGGGATGAAGAGTCTCAAGGAATAACTTCTAAACGTTTAATTTGGGCAGAGCAATTCAGTTTAAAATACCCAGAGTTGGACTACGTTTTTACAAATGAAGTCAATGACTCGAACCTGGTTTATTTAGACTTAAAACTAGGAACCATTTGCAACTTAAAGTGTCGTATTTGTGGGCCGATGAGTAGTTCAAAGTGGGCGCAGGATGAAATAGATGTCGCTGTTCAGTTTGAAGGTGTTCAAAAGAGTGAAATAAAGGACTTAAAAGCGTACCAGTGGCAAAAGCAAGGGCAGTGGCCTCGAACAAACGATCGCTTCTGGCGCAACTTGGAAGAGATTCTGCCGGGAGTGGTTCATTTAGAGTTTACTGGAGGAGAGCCTTGGTTAATTAACGAGCACTTTGAGTTGTTAGAGCAGGCCGTTCGGGATGGTTTTGCAGGTCGCATCTACCTTCATTACAACACAAATGGTACGCAGTTGCCTCTCCATGCTTTGGAAAACATTTGGCCTCATTTCAAAGGGGTCAAGGCTTCCTTTTCTGTGGATGACGTTGGGGAGAAGTTTGAGTACCAACGGTCTGGCGCCAAGTGGGACGAGGTTAATTACAACATTAATTACTTGTGTGCAAATAAATTAGAAAATATGGAGACTGAGATTTGTACCACCCTGTCTTTGTTTAATATTGCGTCTCTAATTCATCTCCAGCAGTGGATCAGGGACATTGAAAACTTAGACACTTGGTACCTTAATCTCATGCACCAGCCAGAGCACTTTAACATTTCAATTCTACCCGATTGGGCCAAGGACGAGATTGCTTACGGACTCCTCCATTACAATTGGAACGCGGTTGACAGGCTCACTGCGTTTAAACACCGGGATGAGTTCTTGAAGGTAATTAAAAGTATTGTAGAGTACATGTATTACCATGAAGTCAGTGACTTGGAGCATGAACGTGCGTATTTGCATGACGTAATTTACAAAATAGACGCGATTCGGGGGCAGAAACTCGTGGAGGTCGACCCCAGATTGTGCGAATTTCTGGGTTACAGGCACCAAGGGCAGAAAGAAAAATGGAAAGCAAAAAACCAACCGTAAAACCAAAATCGCTCTGTCTTGCCCCTTTCGTGCATACCTACATTTCACCACAGTCCGAAAGACGCTTATGTTGTGCGTCTAGAGAGCCGGCCAACGCTTTTAAGCAGTATATCGACACTGATTCCGGTACAGGAACGTATAAACCAATGACATTAGAGCAACATTGGAACAGTGACCACATGAAAAGAGTAAGAAAGGCGCACATGAACGGTGACATCATACCCGAATGCCAAGTGTGTAATGAGAAATTACTCAATACCGACGTATACCGGGACTACTTTTGGCATTTGTTTAAAGAAAAATACAATGACATATGGGAAAAAACGGATGACACGGGTTATACTACCATGAAACCTGTCAGCTGGGACTACCGATTTAGTAATTTGTGTAACTTTAAGTGCCGAATGTGTGGTGACATGTTAAGTAGTGCGTGGGAATCGGAAGAAAAAGTCAATGACATGGTAGATTACAATGACATTTCTAATAATTGGATGCGACCGGACGTAAGAAAAAAGATAAGTGAGTTCCAAAGTAGTGTAGTTGAGCAAGAATTTAGTGACGCAGTTAATGACCACCGTGTGGAAGAGATATATTGGGTAGGTGGAGAGCCATTAATGATGGAAGAACACTGGCGTTACATGAAAAAAATTATAGAACTAGGTGACGGAGCAAAAGTTTATGCAAGATACAACACAAACCTGTCAAGAATTGAGTACAAGGGATGTCATTTGTTTAAAGACATCCTTGACAACATAAGAGATTGGCAAATTTGTGCGTCAATTGACGGAACTAATGTCATTGGTGAGTACATTAGGGATGGTTTACACTATGACACGTGGTTGGAATACTACAAATTAGGAATGGAACACCAAAAAACTCCAAACCAAATGCGTTTGGACTTCACTTTAACCCTTCCGGGCCTTTACGAAGTAAAAAATATGTTTGACTTGAGTAAAGAATTGGATACTCCACTGTTGGCCAAGGTGACATTTGCATTTACCCCTGACATAATCATGTCTCCCATGTCATTACCTAGGGGAATACTAAATAGTTTTATAGACGAACTGTTAGAATATTGTCAACCTTATACATGGAAGCAAAAACCTTTAATAGATGTCCTAGAGAACATGAAAAATCGACCCAACTTCGAGGAACAATGGCCCGAAGAATACGTAAAGGGTGCAAAGGGTGGCAAGAAAAGAGTATTAAGAATAGAAAAAATACGAAACGATAAAGTTCGTTTAGAAGATATACTTAAGGATCAATTATTATCATGGTGGGAGGCATTATGAATCACGGAAAAAAGTTTGAGTATGTCTGGCTAGATGGTTATACGCCAGAACCTTCATTAAGAAGTAAAGTAAAAATTGATAACAACGCAGTAAGATGGTCATTTGATGGTTCATCAACGCAACAAGCGGAAGGTGGAAGTTCAGATTGTATTTTAAATCCTGTTTCACAGTATTATATGCTTGATAGAATTAGACCAGATGCAACAAGACGTATGACAGGCGAAGACATGAGTGCAACTTATGTCATGTGTGAGGTTTTAGACTCAGAAAATAAAGCACATCCTAGTAATACACGTCACGCAGTTAAGAATGTTAGTGACGATTGGTGGTTTGGATTTGAACAAGAGTACTTTATGTACCAGGATGGACGTCCATTAGGCTGGCCTAAAAAAGGAGAGCCAAGGGCACAAGGAGATTACTACTGTGGTGTAGGTAGTGACAATGTTGTTGGTAGAGAAATTGTTGACCGACATACCGAAGCATGTATGAATGCAGAAATTGGCATTACAGGAACCAATGCAGAGGTTGCCTTAGGGCAATGGGAGTTCCAAGTTTTAGGAAAAGGAGTTAAAGCAGGCGATGACCTTTGGATGGCAAGATATATTTTAATTAAAATTGCTGAAAAACATGGCGTGTCAATTAACCTTGCACCTAAACCTGTAAAGGGTGACTGGAATGGCACAGGTATGCATACAAATTTCTCTAATAATAACATGAGAAGTTATGGAACGGAGCAATTAATGACCAATATGTGTGAAGCATTAGGAAAGGTTCACGAAATTGGCATCAAAGAGTATGGTTCAGACAACGACCAACGTTTAACAGGGTTACATGAAACACAAAGCATAGATGAATTTAGTTATGGTGTTAGTGATCGCGGTGCAAGTATACGAATTCCAATTTATACTACACAAAATGATTGGCACGGTTACTTGGAAGATAGGCGTCCAGCAGGTAATGCAGACCCGTATCGTATTATTAAACATATTACAGATACATGTGACGGTGTTACCAACGGTCAAAAGACTGGATCAATATACGACGAAAGGTAAAGGAAGGTGACATGAAGAAAGATATACATCCAAAGTATGAAGTAATAAAAGTAAAGTGCCATTGTGGCAATGAATTCGAAACCAGGTCCACCTTATGTAAAGATTTATACGTGGAAGTATGCTCTAATTGTCACCCTTTCTATACAGGTGGAGCAGGCAAAGTAAAAGTTGAGGGACGAGTAAGTAAGTTCCAAGAAAAGTATGGAAGAAAGGACATAAAAAAATGAAATACGTTAAGAATAATATGTTATACGAAGGTAAAGCAAAGAAGATTTGGTCAATCGAAGGGTTGCAATTTCGTAATCAAGTCATTATGTACTTTAAAGATGATGCTACTGCGTTTAACGCGGAAAAGAAAAGCGAGTTTGATGGCAAAGGTGAACTTAATTGTTGGATTAGTGACGTACTTTTACGTGCAATGGAACATTTAGGTGTACCGACACACTATGTAGAGAAGATTAGTGACAGAGAAATTGTTGCTGATCACGTGACTATAATTCCTATAGAGGTAATTGTACGTAATGTTGCCGCAGGAACATTTTGTAAACGTTATGGTTTAGAAAATGGAACTAAACTTAATCATGCTATTGTAGAGTATTGTGTTAAAGATGATGATTTAGGTGATCCACCTATAGCATGGGAGGCAATTACAGCATTAGAACCTTCTCGTGAAAAAGAATTAAAAGCAATGACTGCAATGACTAGAGATGTTAATAAGTATCTCAAGGCAATTTTTTACACTTTGGGATTAGTGCTAGTAGATTTCAAGTTAGAATTTGGAATTAACCAATATGGTGACATAGTTTTAGCAGATGAAATTTGTCCTGACACAATGCGTCTATGGGATGTTAATACAATGCAGTCCTTTGACAAAGATTTGTTTAGGTTTGACAAAGGTGACTTGTTAGCAGGATACAAGGAAGTTAAAAGGAGGCTAGAAGCATGGCAGGATTAGTAGGAATTATCATGGGAAGTCCATCCGATAGTGAATGCATGAACAACTGTGTTGATATTTTAGAGGAGGAAGATATACCCTTTGACTATATTGTAGCATCAGCACACAGAGATCCGGAGAAAGTTAAACAATGGGTAGAAGAAGCAGAAGAAAGAGGCAACAGAATAATTATTGCCGCCGCTGGTATGGCGGCCGCATTGCCTGGCGTATGCGCCGCATACACAAGTCTGCCAGTTATTGGCGTACCCATGTCGTCCGAACTAAATGGCATGGATAGTTTGTTAAGTATTTCACAAATGCCAAAGGGTGTACCAGTTGCATGTATGTCTATTGGCAAAGCAGGTGCAATAAATGCCGCGTATTTGTCAAAACGAATACTAGATTTACTAGATGCTTAAAGATAAAATTACGCAAGACATGAAGGACGCAATGCGTTCAAAGGACAAGCAAAGGTTGGAAGCAATCCGTTTGCTACGTGCCGCTATTCAAAGACGTGAAGTTGATGATCGTGCTGAGTTAGACGAAGCAGGAGTAATAAGTGTCATTGAAAAAATGGTAAAACAAGGCAAAGACTCCATTGAACAATTTGCAAAGGGTAATAGGCAAGACCTTGTTGCTAAAGAAGAGTCTACTTTGGTAGTAATAGAGGAATATTTGCCTAAACAATTAAGCGAAGCAGAAGTAGATGCGTTAATAGACGAAGCCTTTAAGGAAACTGGCGCAAAAACAATTAAAGAGATGGGTAAAGTAATGGGTTGGATAAAACCCAAAGGGCAAGGAAAGGTAGACATGGGTGCTGTTAGTGCTAAAATTAAAAAAAGGTTAACATGAAAATACTTGATAAACTAACAATGCGTTTACGTAGTGATGATTTTAGCACTATGGAAGTGTACATGGATGTTTATGACACACCTTTAGGACGTAAATGGTTAACTGCACTAAACGACATACTTAATCAAAACTTAATACTAGAAAAAAACTATTGTTTCATGGGATTTATTTTTGGCCAAAGGGACGGTGAAGTAATTTTAAATGAAATAAATCACGCAATTAAATTTATAAACGAACATAGTAATATAGATTATAAAATAGAAACAGATGAATACAATTTAGAAAATTGTTTACAGTATGGAGATGTTGGTATAGACTTGCCTGGACTAATGGTTAATCATGAAAGGTTTAATTGGTTACACAGATGGTTTGAAGAATTGCAAGGACACGATACTGGTGACGTAAAAACATCAATGACGTATCATTATTGGAGAGCAGACAAAGAAACAAAATACTATATTAGGCAATTAAACTTATTATGTCACGAGTTTGAAACGTGGGCATTAAGTAATCGTAAGTTAGTACAAGCACCAGAATGGATGCAAAAGTCGCAATTAATGTGTTGGCTAAACGCTCCTAGATTCAACTTAGATTCCGACGAGGACTTTACGGAGTTTGGTGTCCACGCACTAACAAAAAACTTCGGCGGTGTATATGTAGGTGTTAATAAAGCAGTAGGCAAGACTCATTGGGAAGTATTTAATGACGAAGGAGGTGAATCGGGCTCACTGGGAGAAATAACAACTGCTTTATACACACAAACTAAAGCCGCCGGCGATTTTGATATAAATTGGTCGCCTAATGAACATTTTTCAGAGCATGAATGGAGAGAACGAAAAATAATTGAGTTTTGTGATTGGCTACGAAGTAATAATTTAGATCCAGATGATCCTTCATTAACATTAGGGCACCCAAAGGTAGGACAAGTTGACTTAGAACGTTCTTTTAATACGGAGAATACTCCTATTGTTTGGTATGTTTTAAATAACTTTTTAGATGTACAAAGTTTAAAAACATCAGACGCATATGCAGAATGGAATTATCGTTGGTATGATGATAAATTTGTTAATATGTCAATAGAGGCCATGCCTGGTGTCTGTTAAATTAGTAATATCAGGTGGTGATAGTTTTACCTTTGGCAGTGAGTTGTCAGATATTGATGAAACTGGAAAGACGCTTGTCCAGCTAATGCCAAGTAAATTTTCCTGGGCAGATCTAGTAGCACAAAAATTAAAAGCAATACATATTAATACTGCTTGGCCTAGTCGAAGTAATAGTTTTATTACTAGGCATATCATACACGAAGTATCTAAAGCATTACACTACAATCAGAACATTAATTCCGGAATACTCGGACGGCCAGGCCGAATTCGTCCGTATAGACCTAATGAAATATTCGTTCAAGTAATGTGGACATATCTTGGAAGACACGAAGTTCTTGTTAATAATTTACTTCACGAGTATGATCGAGGAGGCAAAGCAGGCAAGCCTGGAACTGGTCCAATATATTATGATAGACCGGATTCTCCATGGTTTAATGTAGATCCACATAGTGCTTTAGATGATGTTGATAATAAACTTATAGGGTTTGCAAATTATATAGAAGAGTATTATAAAGTTACTGGAGAGTTAACTGATCATTATATATCTCTTAAAGAAATTTTATTTTTACAAGAATTTTTAGAGAATAGAAACATTAAATATATGTTTACGTATGTACACTCTGAGGTTATAGATCAACTTACTGGTATAGATGTAAAAAATGAATATACAACAGATTTAGATACACCTATAGATATTATTGATGAACTGCGTAGAGAAATAAAATTTGATGAGTGGTTTAGTTTTTCTTCTTGGGAAATGTTTGATAGAAAATCGTATGGTGGATTTAAACGCCCAGAAAAAGATTATATTGGTTTTTGGAATTGGGCAGCCGGATCACAACGCACAAGTCCAACAAAGAAGAGGAAAAAATATAAATTTGGTCCTGGAGGCCACCCATTAGAACAAGCACATATAGATGCGGCGGAGATAATATATGATCACATTAGTAATCTCTGGGGGTGATAGTTTCACGTTTGGTAGTGAATTGTCAGATGATTGTGGCACGATGCACGTGCCGGTAGTCACCAGCACACCCTATCATCGACCAACTCAACCTATAAGGCTAGGGCCATTCGCAGCTGCAAGTAAACATTCTTGGGCCAATTTAACAGCAAATAAATTAAATGCAAAACATATTAACACGGGAGAGAGTGGCCGTAGTAATTCCTATATTGTTAGGCATATTATTAATATAATATATGAAGCATTAGAACACAACTATAAACCTGACGAAATATTTGTTCAAGTAATGTGGACATTTGTGGCAAGACAAGAAATTGCTGTAAATTTTGACATAAAAAGGTATGATAGTCCGTGGTTTGCTGTAGATCCTTATGTATGTGAGGATGAGACTAAATCAAATTGGTTTAAAAAAGTATCCAAAAGTGTGCCAAATTGGCAAGAAGTACATGATGATATGCATAAGCGATATTTAATAAACAAAGATTTAGGGTTAGTAGACTATGCAAAATCATATTATACAGTTGTAAGTGATTTGCATGACAAATATACATCACTACAGAAAATTTTAATGCTACAAGACTTTTTAGAGAGTAGAAATGTTAAATATATGTTTACATATGTCAATGAACATGTAATGAAAGGCCTTATTAGTATAGATAAGTTTACTAATGGCTTACATAGTTTTATAAAATTTGATGAGTGGTTTAAATTTCCCGGCGATAAAGAGTTTATGGGGTTCGATGATTGGGCAAAAGCAAATGGTTATCCATATGCTACGTCACATCCACTTGAACAGGCACATAAAGATGCCGCGGAACTGTTATATGAAAAAGCCAAACAAATTATCACAGGAAGCGTGGGGCCAATACCCGGAGAGTGATGTGCAAGAAAAATTAAAAAGTTTAATAGTACACAAACCTAGTAAAGGTTATCGTTGGTTACGGGATAAGATACTTACTATTAAACGAGAACTTAAATATCGTAAACGTTTAAAAGAATTGAAAAAGAAAGATCCATTTATATATAAATGAACATATTAGATTTACACGGTTATAACTTACAAGATGCATACAACGAAACATTAAGTTTTCTCAGAGATATGCACAAAGACAAAGAGAAAAAAGTAAAAGTTATTACTGGTAAAGGAGCAATTGCAAAAGAATTCCCTTTTTGGATAGAAAAAAGTTCTTATATAAAAAGGTTTGAACCAACAAATGATGGAGGTTGTTGGTACATCACTATGGCTGATCAATACCGACCAACAATGTAATGATTTTTACCAATGGTGATAGTTTTACTTACGGAGATGAATTAGATAAACCGTATAGCGAAGCATGGCCGTATATTTTATCACAGATGCTTAATTTAGACGTAGTAAATTTTGGTGAAAATGGTAAAGATAATGCTGGTATAGTACAAACAACAAAAGATTATTGGTCTATTACTGGTAGTTTTTCTGAAGCCTTCCCGCCTACAATTTGGATTATACAGTGGTCAACATTCAGACGATTTAACGACAACCCCCCAATAGATGTAATATTACAAAAATTAGACAAGCAATATTTGCTTGATTTATACTTTGTACATGTAAGAGACTTACAAGATTGGTTTGAAGAGCATAATTTTTCTTATATAATGTTTAATGGTTTTGATAATGAAAAATACATAAGTGATAGTGATTCAGAGTTTAAGCAACTAGTTGACGATAAGTATTTTATAGGCTGGCCAGATGAAGCAGTAGTAAATTGGGTATATGAATATGAACATGGTCCTAGAGGCCACCCAAGAGCAGAAGGCCATAGAAGAATAGCGGAAATACTCTATGAAAATATTAGGAGTAAGTTGCGGTTTCCATGATGCGGCAATTAGTTTAATAGATGACGGTGAAATATTGTTCGCTGGACACGCAGAACGTTATAGCAAAGTAAAACACGATAAAGAATTAAACAGCAAGTTACTTAACAACGCATTAGATTATGGTTACCCCGATTTTGTCTCATACTATGAAAATCCGTGGCTTAAGAAAACTAGACAGTTGTATTCCGGGCAATGGAAAGACTTGTTTACAGAGTTTAGCATTAAAAAGAAAATAGCATACAACACAGGGTTTAGATGGAACAAAACTAGTTTTAATTATCATAATCATCACCACAGCCACGCCGCCGCAGGCTTCCAAACAAGTCCTTTTAATGATGCCACTGTAGTAGTAATAGATGCTATTGGAGAATGGGATTGTATTACGTTATGGAATGCATATTATGATGGTAATGGCCAAGCCTGCTATGAAAGAATTTGGGGAGCAAAGTATCCTAATAGTGTAGGACTGTTTTACAGTGCGATGACGCAAAAAGTTGGCTTGCGGCCGTTAGATGAAGAGTATATTTTAATGGGTATGGCAGCATATGGAGAGCCAATTTATAATAGAGAAATACTAGATAAGTTTTGGAAAATTGGCGGTCCGAAAATACTTCGTGCAAGAGAAAACTTACATTTAGGCACTGATTGGCACAGTGGCCCGCCATGGACGTCACAAGATGACGATATGGTAGAACAAGACCAATACGATATAGCCGCTTCTGCTCAAGTTGCACTAGAACAAGTTGTAACATACATAATGAATTTTGCACGGCGTATTGGCAAGTCTCCTAATTTAGTTTACATGGGAGGTGTTGCGTTAAATTGCGTTTGTAATACTAATATTTCCCGCATTTGGGAGGATGTTTGGATTATGCCCAATCCTGGTGATGCTGGCAGTAGTTTAGGCGCGGCCGCCCTAACATATGGTAAGAAACTAAACTGGCGAGGGCCGTTCCTGGGGTATGATATAAAAGGTGAATACCCAGATGGAGAAATTATAAAAGAATTAATGTCCTCACGTCAAATTGTGGGCGTTGCCAACGGTAGAGCGGAGTTTGGTCCAAGGGCACTAGGCAATAGGACATTGTTTGCTGATCCACGCGGGCCAGACATTAAAGATAAAGTAAATGAGATAAAGCGTCGGCAAAAGTTTAGGCCGTTTGCTCCAATGATACTCGAAGAGAGATCAGAAGAGTACTTTGAAATGCCACTAGTAACTACACCAGCACATCCTTCTACACGCCCTTCTTTTTCCGTACATAAGTCAGGTCAACCGCATCATTTTACAATGACACACATTCCAAGTCCGTTTATGCAGTATGTAGGACGGTGTAGACAGCCAGATAAGTTTCCGGCGATTGTACATAAGGATGGCACAAGCAGAGTGCAGACGGTAGGGCCAAATGATAATCCTAATGTACGTAAATTGCTTAAGATGTGGGAATATTATACAGGTTGTCCAATGTTGTTAAATACTAGTTTAAACATTAGAGGCGAGCCAATGGTAAATGACATTGAAGACGCCAAGCGTTTTACTGAACTATACGGTGTAAAAGTATGCACATAAAAATTTCGCCACACCAGGTAGTTTATTTGGGTGTGACTCGGCCATGACCTCCATTGCATTTTGTGGTGATAGTTTTTGTAAAATATATGACGAACAACCATATCTGGGATGGCCAAATTTATTATGGCACCATTATGATGCTAACATTGTATGTGACGGTATGGCCGGCTGTGCTTTAATTCATTCGTATGAAAAGCTTTTACCAGTGGTAGATAAAGCAGATTATGTAATATTTTGTATTACAGATCCTGCTAGGTTACCAAATAGAGAAGCATTGCCAATGTTTTACAATCCAAGGCCCTGGATTGGATGCTCCGGGGACCGCGGCCCACCTTCTACAATCGAACAATCCGCTCTTAAATATTATAAACATATTTTTTATGAAGAATATCATAACATGGCACAAAAAGGTATATTAATGCAAATAGATGAATTAATGGTTCAAAAACAAAAAAAATGTATTTGGTTTCCTTGTTTTGAAAATAGTATGCAAGAATATATACCACAAAGTGGACCAATTGCTGATATTAGCTTAGGAGAAATTAGCTTCAATGAATATAAAAATAAAGGTTTTTCTAAGAAAAAATACAGTGATGTAAAAATAGAAGATGATAGAATATGTCATTTGAGTGAAGAAAATAATATTAAGATGGCTAATTTAATTATTGATATAATTAAAAATGATAATTTTAATCCTAAAGAAATAAAACTGGGAGATTATTTTAATGGCTAAAAACGGAAAGAGTGATGTTAGTAAACATGATTTTGAAAAACTAGCAAATAGTAAGAAAAGTAAAGACAGAACACCATTCCCTGCAGGGAAGGTTCCTGAACGTGAATCAGAAGATACTATAGTTATCTATGGTGCTAAACGTGCTGGTAATCATTACTTACAGAGTTATTTTCATTCAATTGGTGAGAAGTGTGAGTTTAGGCATGAAGCAGCTCATGCTAAAAAGTTATTTTTAACAAAAGGCAAACAGTTAATTATACTTGTACGTAATCCAGAAGACCAGATAATATCTAATACCTATAGTATGTTTAATGCTGATAAAGATGGGTATGGTGTTGGTACAAAAGATCGACCATTAAAAGATTTATCTGCCCAGGCTATACCTTATCAAGTAGTAGGACAAGCATGTGAATATTTAAAAAAATTCACAGACACTATGATTACATTAACTATGTCATATCCATTTCAATTCGTATTGTATGATACCATAATACAGAATAAATTAAATAGTATATACACGCAACGTGATCCACAGTACTATAAAGATTATATATTAAATTACGACGATATTTTAATAATGTTAGCAAATAGCGATATTTGTGAATATTGTTTAACACATTGGCGTGCTTATAACTTACAACAAACTGTCTACTATCCAGAATTAGCAAATGTTAATAAATCGTAAAATTCTCTCAAATACTACGGCAACTAAATTCCAAGTAAGAAGAAAATATAGAGAACGTAAAGGTCCTTTATTAGAAAAAGATTATACATGTTGGTATCCACATCGTAGTCTAACAATTGATCAACTAGGAGAATGTTATATATGTACATGTGAAGCATGGTTACCTTATTCTGTTGGAAATATTTTAGAATTCGATGATCTTACCGACATTTGGACTAATAATATTGCTAGAAAACTCCAAAACAATACTAAAACCGGCACAACATTTAAATTTTGTGATACTTCAATTTGTAATCCGTGGTCAAAATCGTATCAACAAGCAAGAGCGTTACCATATCAAATTGCAATTTGTACAGATGATAGTTGTAATTTGCGATGCCCTAGTTGTCGTACTGATCTGATTCATTTTAATAAAGGTCCAATATACGAAAAAAGAAAATTATATACTGATAGAATTACATCGTTAATGAAAGACTTTGATCTACCTGTTTCGTGTGCTTTGGGTGGTAGTGGAGAGATTTTTAGTTCTAAAATTTTGTCTGATGTTTTGTATAATTATGAGCCAAATGATAAACATCGATTTAAAATTAAAACTAATGGAACTCTTATAGATAACCGAGTTAAAGATAGTCCAATTATGCAAAAACTTTCAGAATTTACAATCAGTATTGATGCTGGGAGCAAATCAGTATATGATGTTGTAAGACCTCCGGCTAACTGGAATAAATTAAGATCAAATTTAGATTTTTTAAGGGAAAATAATTTTCAATTATCTTTTAATTTTGTCCTCCAAAAAGCCAATTTATATGATGTAATTAATTTTGCAGATTTATGTGAGCATTATGGTGCTATAGGACACTATGAAGGTATAAATGATTGGGGTACATGGAATTACGAAACTTATTTAAAACAAAGAATCCATCAACCTGAAGATGAATTATATTCCGAGTGGAATAAAATTAAAGAACAACTTCTTCAGCATTCATGGAGAGATTATTTAATATTTGCTTCTAATATTGATACAGAAAACCAATTTACATATGAGAGATTATATTCCAAACACCCAAACAAGAATTATTTACCGCTAGGATACAATGAAAATGATGGGACATACCACAGTGAAAGACATCCGATGCTAGGTCTTAAATGGACATTAGATAATTAATTAGTTATGTACGACAAAATATATAGGAAAGATTATGATATTCAACAGGCGTCCGAAAGATGTAAAACGAGACATTATTGGTACATTGATAATGGGGTTGATTGTAGTGATTTTGATTTTAATTGGACTCCTGTTCCATGGGAATCTAGATTTACTCACGTATTCCCTAGTAAATGGCAACGTGACGGAGGTATTAGGTTAGTAAACAAAGACTATCCTAATGGCGATGTTAAATTTAATAAAGAAAAGCAAGTTAGTAGAGTTCCCATTAAAGATAAATGGGTACTTGATCCTGATACTGATTATATCCATTTTGATTTTAGCTGGCATCCAGATACATTTACAGGGGTATATACTTATGTCTTCCCATCACAGTGGCAACGTGATGGAGGTACTAGGTATGTAATAGAGCCTGACGCTCCTATTAAATACGTATCTGATCAAGTAACAGTAAGAATACCAAATAAGGATAATTGGAGGCTGAACAAATATACTGACTATACTAATTTCGACTTTAGTTGGCATCCAGATTTATCGCAAGGCGTGTATAATTATATATTCCCATCACAGTGGCAACGTGATGGCGGCACACAATATATGGTTGACCGGCTCGCTTTTCCTAAGTACGTATCCGATCAAATAACAAAACGCATTAGTGATTTAAGATATTGGACAATACCAGATGATGTAGATACTGATGCGTTTGACTTTAGTTGGCATCCTGATCCAGCACATGGATCATGGACATACGTTTTTCCTTCATTATGGCAACGTAATAGTAGCGTAACGTATCGTATAATGCCAGACGCACCAAAAAAATATGTAAGTGATCAAGTAATACGTCCACTACCTAATAAAAAAGATTGGATAATTCCTGACAATATAGATGAGGATAGTTTTGATTTTAGTTGGATGCCTGACCCAGATGATCCTCCATACATATATGTTTTTGGCACACAATGGCAAAAGGATGGCGGCCCAATATATAAAGTAGAAGGTGCTACTGAAATATCTTACTGTACTGAACAATATGCAAAAGCAGTACCGGGTAGAATGCGTCACTGGCATATAACACCAACAGGCACAGACTATAGTTCATTTGATTTTAGTTGGCATCCAGAAGAGGCACAAAAAGACTATAAACACATATTTGGTACACAATGGCAAAGAACAAGTCCTATATATTACTATAGCGGAAGTGATCCTAACCCTAAAGTAAATTACGTAAGTGACCAACGTGTTACAATGAAAAGTAATGCGTTGCCACGTTACACAATAGAAACAACACTAGAAGATTTAATAGAATCACATCCTGAAGAACGCTTTTGGGCGTTAAATGCAGAGATGGATTATGACAAGTTTGATTTTAGTTGGCATCCTGATTTAAGTCAAATGGATTATGTCCATGTGTTTGGTTCTCAGTGGCAAAAGCATAGTCAAACATACTATGTTAATGCTCCTGCTTATTTGAAAGGTAATACCCACTTAAATTTTGTGGGTGATCAAAAGGTAGTAGCGAATAGTACTCTAGATATATTTTATATGGACAGAGGTGGTGAAGGAAGTAAGGAACGCTTCAATTCACTGGCTCTGAGACACTCTCAGACGCTCAAGACACGCTACTTTGGTAATACTCGCGATACTTTACTGCGTTGTGCTAAAAAATGCAAGACAAAGCGTTTTTGGGCGGTGTCAAGTGAGAATAGTTATGGTGATTTTAATTTTGACTGGCATTGTGAGCCATGGCAAAATGGTATGCTCCATGTGTTTGGTTCAAAATGGAATAAATGGAGTAATACGTTCCTTGTAAATGCTGATGACTTTATTCGTACGTTTGATTGGGCAGATAAAATAGAGGATGTGTATAATTTAAACTTCGTAGAGGATCAACTAGTAACTACACTGGATGATTTAAACAATATTATATTTTTGGACTTTGGTAACAGTAATGCTGAAGAAGCATATGAAACTGTATACAGTAAGCACCCAAGAGTTAAACGTATACGCTTTTTTGACAACTATTTGGATACATTTAAGAGAATAATGGCCAAAGCCGATACAGATTATTTTTGGGTCACTAGTAGCATATGCGATTATAGCCAATTTGACTTTAGTTGGCAACCGGAGCCGTGGCAGGACACAATGTTACACACATTCCAAAGCGGAGAACAGAAGTTTGGTGATACTTTCTATGTTAATAAGGCACATGCAGAGGAACAGTTAAAAGATATTAAGTTATTGGACTGGTATGACAAAGTAAACTATTGTAATGAGCAAATAGTAACAAGAACAGAGTGGCCTGAAGTAATATATGACACAGATTTAGTTACTGCTATAAAAGAACACACATTTGAGTCACCTTATGTTGCTTTTAAACATAGATCAATGGCCGAATATAAAACAAATTACGACCCAAGTGTTTGGCGCTCAGAAGATCGCTCTTTACACGTACTTTCACAGAGTGGATCTGTGTCCGTAGTACCGAAAGACTGTAAAGAGCAAATTTCAAGGCAAGTTTATGACTATCCCTATATCTTGCGCCACGAAGGCATTTATATGCCCGATAAACCACAAGATATAGTGTTTATTTCATATGATGAAAAGAATGCCCAGGAAAACTATGAAGTGTTATTAAAATCCTTTCCATATGCTAAACGAGTTGATGGCGTAGAGGGTATGCTTAATGCTATGCAAGAAGCGGCACGTATATGTGAAACTCCATACTTTTATGCTGTATTTGCTAAAACAGTATTGCATGAAAACTTTAAATTCAACTACCAACCCGATTGGTTATCTAATCCTAAAAACTATGTCTTTTATGCGTATAATCCTGTGTTAGACTATAGTTATGGACACGGTAGTATTGTTATGTACGATGCAGAGTGGCTTAAGGATGTTACAGAGGCAGAATTAGATATAGATTTTACAACTACACACGAAATAGAAGTAATACCTGAGGTAAGTTGTATAAACGTATTTGACAGTGAATATAGTGCGTGGCGCACAGCGTTTAGAGAAGCATATAAGTTATGTGCCAGTAATACTGTAGAGGACAAGTATAGATTAAAGTTATGGACTACAAAAGACAATACAGAGTTTGGAGAGTATAGTAAGCAAGGTGCTTTATGTGGTGTAGAACATTACAGCAAAATACAAGATGATTTTAATATTACTGACTGGAAGTGGTTAAGGAAGCAATTTGATCTATGGTATTCGCGACCTGTATAGCATTAGTAACATCTGATTTTGGTGTTTCGCGTGTTTCCACGCAATCTATAAAGTGTCCTAATTCGTTTTCTAAAGGCGTTCTTCCTGTATAAGGAATAACTTCAGTTTGTATATCTTTATTCAACCTATTGTTTTCTAACTTACTATGATTAGTAATAGTTAAAGTTTCCTCGTCAGTATCCCATATAGCACAGCCTTTGGTGCCTATTACTGTAACTATTCGTTTACGCATAGGACTATACCAACCAACATCTACTTCTACAGAAACACCGTAACAATGCCCAGTAAAATGTATTCTGTCATAAGTTGTAGCATAGTTATTACTTAAATTATAAACGTTAACGTCCTTTACAACTATGGAATTATCCATAAGGTACTGTATAATACTAATGTCATGTGGTGCTAAACTTAATAATGGTGTTGTTTTAGTTTGATATATGCCCCAATTAAGACGCTCTGTTTTAATATGTCTTATCTCACCTAATACGCCGTCTGTTATTAGTTGTTTTAGTGTTATACAATGGGGATGATATAAAAATATATGTCCTACCATTAAAACTTGATCATCTTGTAATATGTCGCGTAACTCTTTACATTGCTCTAATGTTTCTGCTAACGGTTTTTCAACGTAAACATCATGGCCGTTTAGTATTAGTTTTCTTGCTGATGTATAATGATCCCATAATGGTGTAGCAAGTATAACAGGGTCTAACGTGTCTATTTCATCAATAGTTTGTCCGTTTTTAATGTCTATAATTTGTGGTACTATGCCCTGCCTTTCAATAGCATGGGCCACCTTTGTACCCCAGTAGCCTGCGCCAACTAACCAAATTTTATTAATATCAAAAGCCATTTGCTGTTTCTATAATATAATCTTGTTGTTCGTCTGTTAAACTATGATAGCAAGGTAGACTTACTATGCTATGAGCAACTCTTTCTGCATTTGGACAATTACCCGGATAATTTTCATAAGCAGGTTGTTTTGTCATTGGAACACGATAATGTACATTACATTGTATGCCGTTATTGTTCATATAGCTTATAAAATCATCCCTGTATTGCTCAAGTAATGTACCAAAGTATCCAGGAATTTCCCGCATCATTATAACGTAAACATACCAGGTATGTGTATTATCAGGAAGTGCTTGTGGTGTTACAAACTTATCTTGATCAAGCATTTCATTATATTTTGTGCATATTTCACGTTTACGTTCAAGCCAATTGGCCAAATAAGGTAATTTTGCCTCTACAATTTTTGCTTGTATGTTATCTATTCTAGCATTATAACCCATTGTGTGATATAACCACTTATCATTCCTGCCATGATCTCTATACATTCGTGCCTTGTCAATTAGTCCTTTCTTGCCAGTAATAGCACCAGCGTCACCCATCGCACCTAAATTTTTAACAGGATTAAAACTAAAACAAGTTAAGTCTACTAAATTACCAACACGTTGTCCTTTATATTTTGCACCAAAACTTTGTGCGGCATCTTCAATTAACCGCAAGCCATGATAATCGTCACTAGAATGGTTATCTACTATCTCTTTTAGTTTATCAATATCTGGTGTTTGCCCATAAGTGTCTACAAACAATATTGCTCGAGTCTTAGTGTTTATTGCTTCTTCTACTTTGTTTACATCAATTAAATAATTATGGTCTATATCCACAAATACAGGAGTAGCACCTACTTGTAAAATTGCTTCAGCCGTGCTTACAAAAGTATGTGGTGTAGTAATTATTTCTTGTCCGGTCCAGTCCAATTGAAGTGATAACAATGCACACAATAAAGCAGTTGATCCACTACCTGTTGAAGCACATGCTTCAGCACCTGTGTATTCTGCCATAACGTTTTCAAAATTATCTGTTACTGGACCAGTAATAAAATGACTGCCGTCTATACAATATTGTATAGCGGCGTCTATATCTTCTTTTGCTTCAATATATTGACTTTTAAGATCTGTAAAAGGAATCATCTTTATCTCTTAACCATTCCCAAGTATCAACAAACCCTTCTTCAATGTCTATTATGGGATCATATCCGAGTAAGTTTCTTGCTTTAGTATTACTACATGTGCCACGTTTACCAAACGCTTCGTTATGCTCTGCTATTTTTATTTGACTATTGCTGTTAGTTACTTCAATTGCTACTGTTGCCGCTTCAACTAGAGTGCGGCTTCTTTCTCTTGTAATGTTGAATGTTTCATCAGCGGCCCTATCGTTTAATACACATTGCACCATACCTTTTATAAAGTCATCCATGTGTGTAAAGTCTATACTTGAGTCTCCATTAACATATATAGTTTCATTGTTTGCGGCCTGCAATAAAAATTTCGGAACAACTCTGTCTATTATATCACGTGGTCCATATACAGCACTCGGACGTACAATAGTATATTCTACATTGTGTTCGTTACAGTATCGTTTAACAATGCCTTCACTCGCTAGTTTTAATATACCATAATCGCTTTTGGGTTGCATTTGATTCCAATCTTCTCTCATGCCATAAAAATGTCCGCCTGATGGCCAATCACCATATACCATACTGCTACTAACGTGGATAAATCGTTTAATGATACCTTGACTACCATATAATAAATTGTATACGCCTTTAACAAGGGAGTCGCAAGCCATTACGGGGTCATATTGTACTAATTTTACGCGAGAGAATGCCGCTAGGTTAACTATAATGTCTGGTTCGTATTTCTCTATTACCCTAGCAATACCTTTAGTGTTTTTAATATTTTCGTGTACAGGTGCCCGTAGTTTAGTTTGACTCATAAACTTTTGGCGATTAGAGGTCGTTATCCAAAACTCTCTAGGAGGGATTACGCCGTAATCAGTCTGTATATCTACAATAAGGATAGAGTGGCCAAGTGTTTCTAGTGCAACGGATAAATTATGCCCTATAAACCCTGCGCCACCAGCAATTAGTATTTTCATAGCCAAGTTGATTTAAATTCATTAAGGTCCCTTTTACTTATACCATATTTTTTAGCAACGCCGTCTTCGCCTCTAAAATCCTCTAATATGTTAAGCCACTTTTCTTTATCAATTAGTCTTTTAAGTATATCAACTTCCATTCTGCTTAAAGTGTGTGCGTTTTCTATAAAATCTTCATATGCTTCAGAGGCAATTGGAAACTTTTCTTTGACTAAACTATACATTGTGCGAGCAAGTTCTTGTATTTCCCACTGAGCGTGTTCATCCGCTCGTAGTTTGGTGTAATGGAAAAAGTTGTTTAAGTCTATTTTCCAATATAGTTCTGTGTAGTTGTTAAGTGGCAACACGATACGAGACAGTTCCCTAGACAAGCCTTGGCGATCTACAAAGTTATAATTGTCGTTCGGGTGCTCTCCTAAAAGACTTAAATAATCGTCGTAGTTTGATGCACCAATACGTTTAATAGTATTAAAGCACATCTGCTCTTCCATAGGAGGTAGTTTACCTCCGCGGCCTTGCTTGTTACTTGTACTCTGTGGCTTTAGATTGTCTCTATTTGGGATATAGAATTCGTCTGACATAACACTATATCTTCCAGAGTACTCGTTTAAGTTTGCTGTCCTATGTCGTACGTGTTGCCTCATAACGAAGATAGGCATCTTTAAGTGGAACTTAACTTCGCACATTTCTACGGGAGATGTATGTTTGTGCTTAACTAGATATCTTATTAATGCTCTATCGTTTCTAGTTCCTTTGGTACCCTTACCATAAGAAACACGGGCCGCTTGGACTATCGACTCATCAGTTCCCATAGTGTCTATGAGTCCTACGAAGCCGTGGTCCAAATACTTTACATAGTTTGTACTGCTTTCAAAATCAATGTCATTAACTTGTGTCATAAATTTTTCAATGTTTCGTCTGTGGTTGATTGAATATCCGTTGATATTTTTCCGATGTTTAAAATATAATCAACGGAGACTATTTCATCTTCAAATTCTTCCATTCGTTCTTCTAAAGCAATTTCTAAATCTTCTGGTGGAATGCCTTGTTGTAATAATTCTACTACACTAACAATAATTTCTTGTTTACCTATAGTATGTACTACTAAATGGTCAATATATTCCACAGGTATGTTGGTTATATCAACCCCCTCTATTATTGTCTCCCACCTATTTAAAAATGCTCTAGTTAAACAAATACTATCATTAGGCTGTGGCACGAGCCTTAGTCTTCTTTTTAGTTGTTGCTTTCTTTTTGACTGTTTTTGGCATCAACTCATCTGCCTCTTCTCTTAACCTCGCCGCTTCTGATTCCATCATTGCAGCTTGATTATTAAGACTTTCAGCAATTTGTGCATCACTCATTACACTTCCATCTTCTGTTTGACTTTGCTGTGCAACTACGGCGGGACTGCCAGTATCACTACTTACTTCATTTGCTCTAATTGCATCATTTACTTGATTTAATGGAACTGCATTCTGTGAATCAGGCGTTAGTGCTACATCGTTTGTTGGAAGTTTCATTATTTTGCGAGTAGAATGTAATGTTTCCAAAATAGGACGTCCTTCTTTATTCATATGGTGATGTAGCACATCAGCCAATTGATTGGATTGTTGCCCTTCAAGGCCCTCTAATACTGCCATTAAAGAGTCGTGTTCTGTCTCTGGTAACGATCTTGTCTTTACCACTAAACAATTATCTGGCTCGCCGGGAACTTCCCTGAAAAGTACTACTACTTTGTCGCTTGTTGATATTTGCTTGCCAACGTGTTTCATATATTTCTCCTATTCCTCATCTGCAGGTGGTTCAATCTCTGCTGTTGGTGTATCATCATCTTCAGCTGGTGTATCTGGTGCTGGAACATGATGTTGTAAAAATGCTATTAATCTATCATAAGTCATACCAACTGCCGATAGTTCAGCGGCATTGAAAGCACCCCTACGGGAACTTACTTCAATAATTTGTTTTACTGCGGCTAAATCTGCTAAATTGAATGCAGGTACTTCATTATGATTGTGTTCTTGATCACCACCCTCATGTGAATGTGTTGTGCCGTCGTCGTGTGTATGCTCTAATGGGTCTACTGTTTCGTCAGACATTTTGTTCTCCTGATAAGTACTGTTATGAAAATACTAATATCCTTAATATTGTCACTAATATTTATTATCCCTGTCTCCGCACAGGAAAAAAGTGATGTGGGTCCTAACTACTCTGAAGAGCAAATTCAAGAGCTTTTAAACACAGTTCAAGAAGGTGTTGAGTGTCAAATGGCAAATAACTCCCTTAAGGCAGATTTAACATACTATAAAATTATTAATAGTGTATTAAAAGCGCCTGAACCAGAAGTATTGGCTAAAATAGAAGAAAAAATAGAGAAAAATAGAGTTTTATTTGAAGCATTTGTTACAGGATTAACTCAAGCATTAATTAATGTAGAAAGATTTACTGAGGAAGAAATCCAACAAATGTTTGTTGAATGGGTTAATTTTTCTAATACTAAAATAGAAACTCGTAAGTCAATTGGTTATAGAGATGGTTTATTAGAGCAACATCTTATAGAAACTTTTGAATATATTAATATGTGTAGAAGGTGGGAAAAAAGTTTAATGGGTGAGATGGCACCTAACTAAGATACTCACAGGATAAAGCAAAATAACTCGCTTCATTAGGGATTTCAAATCCAATCTGCCACTCTATGTACCAAATCAGATCAAATAGTTCATCCTGTGTTAAACGTCCAGCACGTTGTTTAGATGGAGGTCTAATATATACTTGTTCATCCGTTGTTACTATTTGTTTTTGTATGCCGTAGCGTCCTTCCAAATTTAAATATATCCATTGATTTATTCGTTCAATATTCTTTTCTCTAGCACTGGCTTTGAATCGCGCCGCAGATTTTGTACTTTTGTTAATAATAATTTTAGTAAAATAAGGTGGGATCGTAGGAACTACGCGCTCGTCTGTAACGTTTAATGGATTTATAGTTTTAGTTTTATATAGACTCATCCGAATATTAACCCTACTATGTATATAGTAAGAACGCCAAAATTTAATAGGAAAAGACTAGGTTCTCGCCATAAAAGACTAACAATAGTCCACAGAGCGTTTGCTAATAGAAATACATAAATGTATAATGGATGTATATTAAACGCCGCCAGTAAAGAACCTATTACTAATACTGATGACGCGGTCCACGCTAAGACTTGGTAAGGTTTTCTAGTGTTCGCCATGTATGTTCCCAATCCTCTATGTGGTATACATAATCTCTATTAAACGGATCGGGCATACGCCGCCTCCACAATGCTTCTGCTAATGTATAGTCATTGCCTCCTTCTTCCATTCTGTCACCAAAGAATGTGATAGGAGTATTGTCAAAATCACGTAGTATTTGTGACTTATCCATACCAAGTTGTGCTATGTCTAAACCAGTCTCACCACCAACTGTTGCATATACTTCTTCAAACTGTTTATTAAACTGGTCCGCAATGCGATATCTTTCACGGGTTCGTTTATCATATTTGACATACTCTCTGCGTTCTTCACTGTTCGCATTGCGTCCTACTATGCTAAAGTTAAGCATACCTGTGCGGTATTCAAAATGATTGCCAGTGCGTAACGGAAAATTACTAACTGCTAGGTGTGCCGACAACCATTTCTCTTGCTCATCAGTTATCCTAAACTCATTATGCCATACTTCTACACCATTTTCCCATACACTACTACCTGAGCAGTTATAGCATCGCTTAATAGCATTGATTATATCCTCTCCTACTTGTTCTAGTGTTTTAGGATAGTCACTACCAGTAACTAAATGTACTTCGTGGCTTAAACAAAAGTCTATAAACCACTTTTCAAACGTGGGGTCAATTTTACTCCTGCTAGGAGTTAATGTTCCATCTACATCAAAAATAAATGCTCTCATGTGAATAACCTATCAAATTGTGTTTGTGTATTTTCATTTGAAGAACTATAAACCCATATAGGCTCTACAAAACAGTCCTGCATATGCTCTTTGTCTCCGCCTTCCTCATTTTTCGGACGTTGTTTCATCCGCATACCAATTACTTCTTGTAATGGCATATCAAGTGTTTCCATATATTTCGTCATGGGATCACATACTCTATGCCGTTTGTTTTTAATATTTGCGTCTATAATATTTACCGCTATTACTCCAGTATTAGGATTTATTACTTTATTAATACGATCCAATGTCTCAAACAAATAGTCGCTTAACCAATCATAAAAGTCATCATACTTAACCCAACTCTGATTTTCCTCTGCAATACCCTCGGCATATCGCTCCGTGCAAAAATATGGAGGACTAGTAAATGCTAAATCATAATTTAATTGTGGCCAATTCATCGTTTCACTGGCTCTGAGATATATTAGTACCTCTTTACTGCCTGAAAAGTGGAAGTAGTCATCACCTATTTGGTTTGACCAAGTATTGCCTAATGCTTCTTCATAAAATATACATTGAGACATATAATTTTGGAATGTTTGCGGATTTGGATCACATCCAACATAAGTGTGAGCATTGCTTGCCCAAAACCCAGCAAGCCTATCTCCCCAACCGCAACTGCTGTCTAATATTGTTTTAGCATTAAACCTGTTGTAAACATACTTTGCTACACTAGGTTTAAATTGTGTAGCAACATACGCACCGAGTCTAAATGCCTCTCGCCACTTTGTTTCATCAACATACTTGACCATACCTTCACGCCAAAATGTCCAATTAAATTTGCGTAGTTTTTCCTCGTCGTTCCATACTGCTATTGGACTGGGGTCTTTCCATCCATTACATTGCAGTCTGTTTTCCTGATGGAAATAGTTACTGATATCGTTATAGTAATGACCTAAATCAACTACATCCTTACAGTATTGTTGTACCGAGTAGTCATAATCGTTAAACTTATCCGTAATATCTGTAGTGTATCCATATAGGAATTTATTGTGGTCACTGCTTCTTAATTTCAGAAATTTATCCGTAACTGTTTGTTCTGTTATTTGTTGTAATGGAAATGGTACTTCTTTCTCCACAATATATTTGGCAAGAGCGTCTATCGCTTCGCTCTTCTCAAATTTACTCTTAAAGTCTTTCCACTCGTCCGCAGAAAAAACGGGCAACCCACTAGGGGTCGCCCGCTCCTCCAATACCGATCTTGCGCCGGTTTCTTTTACCATGTCCCTTTATATATTGCCATTACTTTGGCATTATCTTCACCACGGTAATGATTATAATCACTAGCGTAACTCAACTGCAGGTTGAACGTGCTAGATTTACTTACCGCTGTTGTGTAGGACATTGTGTAGTCGATTTCTCGACCGTCTGGTGTCATGTCTGCTATTACGCCATCAAAGTGTAACGCACCACGCTCTATCCTGAGGGGTTGTGAAACACCAAATTTAACGGCTGAATCCTCATCTATGGCATAATCAGCACTAACACCAAATCCCATAGCATGGAAGTCGTCCATGCCCTTAACATATCCATAACCAGCATCACCCTGTGCCAATGCGTAAGTCATGTTACCACTTAAAGTCCAATCTTTAATACTCTTAGAGCGCCGTATGTTAATGTATCGAGACTCTAAATTTGACATATTAAGCAAACTCTGTCCTGGTGCCCAGCCAAGTAGTGTGTTGTCAGTAGCGACTGCTATATCAGTAGCACCAAACGACATGCCTGCTACAAAGTCTTCTACTTGGCCGTATTCATCAGGCTGTCCTATGCCAAAGTTGAATGAGTTATCTTTACCAAACTCAAATGCTTTAAACATAGTTGTGTCATTAAATGAGAAGCCAACATTATTGCTATTAATAATGCTATTGTTCATGACACTTAACTGATCCTTAACAAAACCCAACTGCCAAAAACGATCGCCTCTGCTACCGGCTTCACGTTGAGCAGTATTGTTATTGTTCTTTTTATTACCAGTAATATCGTTCACTTTTACTTTGATTTGGCCAGTACTACCACCTGGTGATAATAATGTTCCAAAAGTGCCATCTTGGTATACAACAATCCAATCTAATCGGCGATCACCATTAGCATGAACTGGCATAAGCATTCCATTCATACCTGCTTTAGGTATCCCAGCAAAAATAGGAGTTCCAAGTCTGCGGAAAGTACCGTTGCCATTGTTTAACCAAATGCCACCATGCTGAGTTCCTACACTACCTCCAAAATTTCTGTAGTGATTGACATATAAGTCTTTATGGCCATCACCATTAATATCTAGCAACCTTGGCGGATGTCCTTTTGACCAAGACCCAACTATTGCACCAATATTGAACTGTTGTTTTTTGTGTAATTTACCGCCACCTCTGGTATATACTCTCATCCAACTATTCTGTGTGCAATCATCACCACACTCGCCATATACAAGTAAGTCATTACCGTTTTTAAGTATTAACCTGCCGTACATTGCTCCTGGGCCACCTGGCAATTTCTGTATTACAGTAAAATTTTTCCCGCCATGATTTTTCCATACAGTTAGACCACCACCAGGAACTACGCCACCGCCACTTAATTGATGAGCAGTTGGTCGTGCCTCTCCAACAGTAATCATTTCCTTATAACCATCACCATCTAAATCTAGAAAAGCACCAGTAAATGCGCCAGTATTTCCTGACCATACACCTAAACTTTGTGCTATGCCATTACCTGGATGATTACCAAATGCTCCTGGTTGGAAATTAGAAAATATTGAAGTCCCTGCCTTAAACGTAATTAAGTCCAGTTTTCCATCTTTATCTATATCTTCAACGAGTGCATGATGCATTACTGCCCTGACACCAGAGAACGGTACGCAATTGCTACTAGTGCAATTGAGTGGCGTCATTACGTCATCGGTGTATGGGTTGCCGTGCCCTACAATAATTGCTCGTTTAGAAAAGTAATCTCCATACCATTCTGTTGTAAGATTACGAATAGATCCACCCCTCCATTGCACATGATAAGAGCCATCAGGCCTACTCATAAAAACAAAAGGCCTAACAATTGGACTCACACTGTGATTTCTATTCCACGAGTAAGCAGATTGTAGATTTAACACATCACTCTTGCCATCACCATTCCAATCACGTGAAACGTAATTGTTATGATCATACACATATTTCCATATATTGGGAATGTTTCCATGCCCTGCTTTGAATGAATAATTGTTACTCAAACCTCCAGCATGTGCATCAAATGGCATAAACAACCCTAACACCAATACAACACCTACAGCATACAAATACAACATCGACAATGAAATCTTCTTCATTTCCTTAACCTCGTTTATCTTTCTAAAATTACAAAAGAACCAAAATTACTATCAAAGACCTGAAGCAAGTTTTCATAATCACTTGACATCATTTCTTTAATAATCTTTTCAGAATCAAGTCCCAACTGTCTTGCAAAACGTTCTGCGTAGGCCATTAATGCATATGCATTACCATCAGGCCCTGTGATATCAATCACAAGTTCTTTTTTGCGTCGTTTTTTACGAATTGTCATTACTTTACACTCAATTTGGTTTATGACATGTGGGTTTCGTAGTAAGCATGGGCACCAAACGGCGGTACCGGTGCTCCTTCAATGCGGTGAGTGTGTATTATAAAACAAGTGTCACAATACTTCTCATCGCCCCATGAACCCCACGGATAACCATCTGTGAACATAACTAACTTCTTAGGTTCAATGGCATTCTCTTTTAGATACTCGTATACTGCTTCAAAAGAAGTTCCACCGCCACCAACTATTTCATAACTGTGAATGTCATGTAAGTTGTCGGCAGTAAAATCCGCTTCATTATATACTTCAGTATCAAAGCAGAAGACCTTAATGTTAAACGTAGTGTAGGCGTCCATAATGCCTTTAATCTCTGAGAGGAAATCACGCACCATGTCTTCGCTTATGCTACCGCTAACATCAATAGCAACTACTAAATCAATCGTTTCGTCTGGAACCATACCCGGCAACATAACGCCCGTATGCCACGCCTTGCGATTGGGTCGCATCCAACTAAAATCACTTTTAATGGTGCTCTTAATTTGGACGTCCAACAAATCCCGCCAGTTCATTTTGGGCTCGGTTAATTCCTTAATCATCCGAGCAACACCAGCAGGAATATTTCCAGCACCAGCAGTCTGTGCGGCACTGAGAATTGCTTCTTTCATTTCGTCCTTAATCTCTTTACGCTCTTGGTCGGAAAGGACTGGCCGATCACCTGCGCCCTGCTCATCACCACTGCCACCACCCTCACCATCATCATCAAGGTGGTCGTCAAGGACTTTGTCGAGCAGATCTTCTATGTCAATCTTCTCAACATTTTCGTATAAGTCGTCATATACTTCTTCAAACGACTGGCCGTAGTATTTGGAATCGTGTATAATGGGAACCACATCAATTGGCTCACCAATTTTGTGCTGTATCAAATCACCATTTACGCAGTAGTCTGCGGCAATGTTTGATAACTGCCCATCACGCTCGCCTCTGCGACCAATGTGATCATACACTACGTGAAGGACTTCGTGCCCAAACAGAAACTCTATCTGTTTCGGCGATAATTGTTTCAGGAACTTCGTGTTATAGTAAAACCTACGGCCATCTGTAGCGGCGGTAGGCAACCATCTATCAGCATTTACGAGTGTCAGGCGTGTAGCCAAATTACCGAAAAACGGCTCTTTGAGCAACAGCCCAATTCGTGCTGTAGTAAGGGACTCTCGAATTTCTTTATCAAGATCCCAGTCAGTTTCAAACCCAATCTCTAGATTAGGATTCTTTGCTAATTTGCTATCAGCGGTAGTTGAACTTGGGGAGGTCATATGTCTATATTACCATTTAATATACTTATATTATAGCATTTATCTGCTAATCTGTCACGGAAAATAGTGCTGTAAGTGCTTGAATTGGCAGGCAGTACTGAGGCATTGCGCCCGTTCCTGCCTGCCTCCCAAGTATCCTATGCCTCCATTGCCGAAATGACGTATTTTCCAAACCGCTTGTGGAACTCATCAAACGACTTGAGTTTACCAGGCACTAGCGGCAGGTTGTAGTTCGTAAGGGCCATTTTCGCGCCCATTACCGTCACCTCTGTAAGGAAGTTATCCATCATGAAACGGAAGAAGTTGTCGCACATTGCATGCCATTCCTTACCAGGATTCTGCTTCTTGGCCTTCTTGTAGGAATCACGCAACTCGTAACACATCGAGATGGTTAGCGAGTACATTGCAGACACTTCTTTCACTTCAAGTTTGGTCACCGTGCCGTCAAGTATATCTGACGGGTTGGGCAATTTGCCTGAATGCTTTCGGTGAGCGTTAAACTTGACAGCCAGGCCTTCACCAACCGTACCAGCAACCAAGTCTGTGATTTCGCTCTCCGTCATATCCGGATCGCCATCTTCTTCCTGAAGTAACTCACTCACAAACACCCAGGATCGCGGTGTGGCAAACGAGCGTTCGTTGCTACCCGCATCAAAATTGTAGAGATCGTTCTTTGAGAAGGTCAGGTAACCCAACACATCGGGATGAATCTGATGTTCAACTGCCCACTCCTGCCACGTATCAAAATCTGCGGACACTTCAACATGGACGAAACGGTTTGCCAACGGGGAGGGCATTCTGTAAGTGACGCCACGGTCAGTCTCACGGTTCCCTGCCGCTACGATAACACAGTTATCGGGCAATTTGTAAGTACCAATTCGTCCGTTGAGCACCAACTGATAAGCGGCGGCCTGAGTTGCCATCGGAGCAGAGTTTAACTCGTCCAAAAACAATATGACGATGTCGTGTTCTGCGGCCTGTTCCGCTGTGGGAAGATCCACAGGGTGTGCCCAGGACATTGTATTCGCGGCCTGGTTGTAATACGGAATACCACGCAAGTCGGTGGGTTCCATCAAAGCCATACGCAGGTCGATAAGCCAACCATTCTTAAAAGAGCCAGTAATCTGCTCCATAAGGTCACTCTTACCAATGCCTGGCGGCCCCCATACAAATATTGGTCGCTTCCGCTTCATTGCGCGGCGGATTGACTTCTCCGCTCCACGCAGGGTGACGGTGCGAACTTCGGCTTGTGCTGATTGTGCCATAGTTTTTCCTCTTACTTGGGTTTACAAAATGCCTTTCCGCCCAGCGGAATAGCCTTTGAGATAAACGGTGCCATACTCATTTACACAACTGGCACCAATATCTTCTGCGAAAATATTGCCACGGACACCATTTTTCACGGGAGCCTTCCAACTACCCTTCAAAATGTCGCCGTTCTCCATATTCACGAACGTGTGAACAGTAGTCTGGCCGTACTCAACTCCAGTGTTCTCTTCGCCAACAATGTCAGGATCGCCATTTTTCCAGTGACGGTGCATTGTAACGACTTTCGCGTATTTCTTGCCAAAAATGACGTCAACTTCGTTGGAAGGACCATGGGTGTATCCCATCAATTTCCAGTAATTGTCATTCATGGTTTGGACCATACTTACATATTCAACTATGCGGTCCATCATTTCTCGTTCGGGTATCATATACTTGGGTTCCTATTGATTCCTTAACTTGTTCTACTATTATAGCAGATTCCTGTCAGAAGTCTACCTTTTTGGGCCGATAAGTGCTTGATTTCATTGATTTTTCACATTTTTTTAAGTCATTGATTTTAAAGGCTTTTTTCGATCTGGGTAAATATTGATGTTATGACACAACAGATCTGGGTTCACGACAGGCTCGATGAAGCATTGCCATTCTGTGTTCAGACCATAGGCAAGAATGGTAGTACTCGATTACACAAGTGGCTAAACCATTACGAATTTACAAATGCCCGATGGGATTTTGTCGGCAATCACGATATCTATAAGCATTTTCCTACCTATGTTTTTATACAAGATCCTATCGATAGATTCGTAAAAGGATTCGCTGAACTAATTAGTAATTTGCGGCCTGCTTATGATGTAGGTTCACAAGCAGGAGATCCTACCAATATAATAGCATCACCAGCATCAGAGCATGTTAATATTAAGGAAGTATTAAATAAAATGCCTACAGATGCTGTAGATGCATTTTTATTTCATTTTCTTCAACATTTAGATATGTACATGCGTGATTATCATCTTAAATTACAGATTAGTATATTAACATCATTGTCTAGTTTTAATTTAGAATATGAAGTATTAAAGATAGACGATATAGATAACTTTCACAATATAGCTAAAGAAAAACACGCCCAACATTTTGCTGAGCGTGTTGATGGACATGCTAATGGATTAATACCTATTGATCCAGAGCGTGTAGAAGATTCTGACCGCCAATTTATAGAAGATCGTGTTCACAAAATCTTAGTTGACCATTTAGATGGTGAACTCTCGGCTATCCGAGAGTATCTCTTACCTGATTTGGGTTTGTGGGATCTTCTTAATTAATACACATTCCTTTAAATGATTCGCACTCCCATGCCCACCAGTGATTTGCCCTTTTTGGGTCACCAGTATCTCTATCAAAAGGAATATCTATATTAGATGTTTTCGAAATATGTTTATAAGCATCACGTGGTATTGCAAAATAGTAAAATTTATTTTGCTTGCGTTCGTAAACTTGAATACGTAGTGTACCAGTTTTTCCGGAAACGCTTGTTATTGGAGCGCCGTATTGTCTTCCATAATTATGTGTTCGAGCAGATGCCATTTTACAATCAGAACCATCACTTAAATCTGCCTGATCTTCTGATATAACTTTATACTTGCCTACTTTTGCCACAGCGTTTTCAAAACAAGTACTAACCTCTAATAGACCGCCTTCTAATAGCAATCTTACTGTTTTCTTATCATAACTGCGCCACTTTGGTAGATACTTCATGAAATTTTTAAAATGGGCAATTTCTAAATGAAGGACATCGCCTTTTGTTGCCATAATATTTCGCTAATGTGGCGTGTTGTCTTCTATTAAAGAAAAACGTGTAATGCCATTACTAACATTACGAGACACAATGCTTCCATTATTTTATCCGTGGATCAACTTGCATGATGTGGACGTTATCTTTTTCATCTCTTCGTACTGAGATTGTTTTGCCGTTCCGTACTGCATAAGAATTAGCGGCACTATACGCGGCACATCCACCACCTATATCCCGTCTCTTTGAACTTGGGTCACTTGCTGGAACTGTGAAACCATATCCAGGACCTTTATCAAAAACCGCCTCCATCTGGCGAGACCATTTACCTCTTGAGCGACCCCTAATCGGAGGAAAATCACTCGGCTTCATTTTCTTGACTTTATAAACTACTTTTTTATTTGGCATTACTATTACCTGTTGTTAAAATATGAAAAGTATGGGGGGCATTGCGCCCCCCATGATTGTTGCTTACGCAGAACCGTTAGCAATAGCGCGGTAACCGGCGCCAACTACGGCACGAGATGCCGTACCCATTCGATACTTCGAACTTGTGCGTCCTTTCGTATCAACACGGGTGTTGGTATAGACCGGGTGGCCTTGGAAACGAAGACTCTGAATCAGAGCGCCTGGGTTCCCAACATTCCAACGAGCAGAGATCTGCTTCGCGGTAAGTTCCTGGCCTTCCTGTAGTGCTGAAAGCACCTTTGCTGTTTTGGTTGTCATATATGACTCCTTTCAAAATGGCAGATTAAGGGCCCGCCTTTCCCTATCCCACATAATGTGGAAATCTTTATTACAATATACTATGATACACGATCTAAGGTATATTGTCAAGTGTTTTGTGTTATTCTTCGATAATGTCGACGTCTTTTATCGGAAGTACAAAAGTCCAACCTTTTTTGCTGTCCTTAACTTCATATACTTCTGTTTCGTAATCTACTGCAATTACAGTTCCTTCTCTCACTAGCACTTTCTCATTGGTAATGGGCACGTCAGCAAGCGAATAAAAACCGCCTGGTCGACCCCACTCATCTACAGGAAATAATTTCTTGTAGGTACATTTTGGTGTATCATAATCACTCATTATTTTCTCCTATTTTTCAAAATCTGCAAAGTATTTCTGCCAAGTTTCCTTTGATTTTGCGTTGTCCTGAGTTAATTTCCCTGATTTCATACCATTGCCACTGTATTCAATATTTAGATAATTACCCGGAAAAACAATATGTTGGGTATCAATGGGAACGCCATTTCCGCAAACAAAATAAAATGATGGCATATCAATTCGTTGTTCGCCTCGATGTATTTCCCAACATTTTATTTTCTTACCACTATTCCATTCCTTCCACTGCCTGCAATACTTGTCGTTTTCAAAAGTAACAGTTCCTTTTGACCAGTCCTTGCCATTTAATTTAGGCATCCAGCCAACAGTCTTTTTATTTGTAGGATAATAGATCGCAAAAGTGCCCCAACTATCAACTGATAGGAGAGTATTACCAGATAGAAGTTGTTCAATCTCGGCCGTGTTTAATTTTGTTTCTGCTTTGCCTCTCCACGTTACACCTTTTTCAGCGGTGCAATTATGTAGACGAGTGTTTTTGGCTTTTATTTCATTTATGTCAGCAATTGCTGACATAGATAAAAGCAATGTTACTGCGAATAGTATTTTTTTCATGTTAATCAGTCCCTCTCCATTTAAGTTGAAATTCTTTGCGCGGACCATAGAGTTCGTTCTTCTCGTCCCGGCGTTGCTGTTCTTCTACTTCTTCAGAATTGAAGTCATCCGTATCTTCAACCATTTTAAATCCAAGATTAGAAAGATATTCAATCATTGATTGTGGATGAAACGAACACACTCGTTCGCCATACTCGTTATAAAAACCTGGTCCTTTATATGTCATTGCAAACTCTCCAATATTTCGTCAATATCAAATGCGAGCACAGCATCCTCTGGGAGGGTATGCTCAATTGCAACTATGTCCTCATCGGACATTTCTGCCAGCTTGTCTTTAATAAACTCGCGTGTCATCCAAAATAATCGTTCAGCATCCATTAAAAGTCTCCATTATCGACTTGAAATACGCGGAGTCCATTGCGTCTCCACATGTCCACAACTCTGTTTCTGTCGTCAAATGCCATTGTAGGATTGAATCCAAACTTCTTCATATCCGCAAGCATATTTTCTTTAACCTCAGAATCGGAATGGTATTGTTCCCACATACCTCGGAACAATGCTAGGTCGTACTTAACACCAGCATCTTTTAATTGCTTGAGCGTCAAGTCTTTGTCTTGCTCAAGCCGCCCTGTGGAAATAATAATACGATGCCCTGCCTCTTTCAGCAATTTGGCCATCATCACGACATCCTTGTTGGGAGTGTCCCAGATCATGTCCGCACGAAAGGCTTTCCAATCTTTCGGTTTTTGCTCAACATGATGGCGCCGATGGTCAATGTCCATCAGCGTCCCATCCACATCAAAGATGACATCTGCCATATTATTTCCCATTGATATTCCACACAGGTTTAAACCGTTTAAGTAGTGCATCTTCTTCCTGATCCACTAAATTAATTTCACGTGTAACCTGTTCTCCAAGTAACATATACGATTGTTTGATACTATCACAAACTCTTCCGTATATTTTAATCTCTTGCCCACTGTTGATTGTATCTCTTATCAGTTTCGCTTTATTGATCCCAGTGGCACTTCCTCCACGCCATCCTCCGCGATGTTCACCTAGTCGTTTATTGATGCCCTTACTAGCCATGCCTATGTAAACAACTGAATCGCCAACTACCCAGGCATATATTTGTCCTTGCGATAGTTTAAATTCTGGATCCTCTATCTTGTATTTGACTTCTTCTCCATCAAGATAGATACTGCCCGCCGGCCGGAAGGCGTACTCTTGTAAGTCTTGTAGCCGGCAGGAAGTAAATTCCATTTGTTATATCTTCTCGAGCATCGTCCCCGGAACACGCCATGAGCCATACTGCCCGCAATCAACAACTACGCGAGTCCGTTTGACTTCCACAACATCGCCCGTCATCTGCTTCGGAACACGGCCACGGTTAGTCTTACGACCACTCGTTACCATAACACGGTCACCTGGCTGTAGAGCACCAATACGTGCCTTACCCTTGCGGCGGCGTGCCTCCATGACCAGTTTGCTTACAGCCTTCAACTGATCCATGTCCATTGCGTCAAAGTCCACTCGATGAAGAGCGTCGATTGCTTCTTTGTTTTTCTCTTGTTCGTTAAAGCCTTCCATATTAATACCCCGTAAGTATCTTAAGGTTGATTTCATTTGCATCACACATCTCGATAATCTCGTCGTTAGTCATCCACTTGGCGACCATTACTACGAAATTATCAGGATCCAGTAATCCTTCCTGTACTGCTTCACAAAGACGTTCACGTGCATCGCGGTCCATTAGAAGTACCTCACGCGAGTGGAATCTGTGTTTTCGAATATATCCGTTTTGTCGCGCCGTATACCGGGCAATGCTCCTTTCGGAACTTCGTTTTCAGTCAAGTAGCCAAATCCCTTGTAATTGCCGGAGTCCATAAGGACTTGCTCAACCATCAGCATCACGCCTTGTCGCCAGTAGCGATCAACAGGAACGTATTTGCTTTCTACTTCGCTCCAACGCATGGACGCTTCAAGGGCTCGATTTGCTATACCCTTGACTTTTTCAACTTCGATTGTCTTTCGACTTGCCATTTATTTGCTCCAGTAAATTAGCATCATACCACTATTATAGCAAATATAGACGAATTGTCTACTATTTTTGTGCTGTAAGTGCTTGATTCTGCTGGATTTTTAAGATTTTTGTAAGTGCTTGATTTTAAAGGGTTTTCAGAAATCGCTAGAATCAGCGATTTTTGCGCTTTCTAAGTATTTTCCCAAGTCGTGACCATTCAGATAAAACATCGTAGCCAGTTTTTCATCAAATATTGAGATATTCATATATTTCTGTATTCTGCCCATTTTGTTGACATGTATGAAATATGGGCTCGGCATGCGTTTATCCAAGTCCAGATATAGGCGTTGTTTTCCTGTTACAGATACAGTACTGAGATCAAATCTGTATTCTTTTAGTTTTAACTCTTTTGTGAATGTAAGATAACCTGGTTTTGTGAGTCGCAGACCACTAGAACCTCTGACATTATACCACCAAAACAGAGTATACTTTCGTATATTTTCTGTGTTGCGTGGGATATCCAAGAGATCCATAAATTTAATAGTATAATCATTTTTATTTAATCTGTTACTCACCTTTTTCTACTTTCTTACCTTCTGATAATAAGAAGACTTCGAACTTATTAGTTCTGAATTGCTGATTTAATTTTTTTGCTAGGTTATGTGCGTGTCCTGGATTACCAAATACAACTCGTTTATATTTTGGCCCAGGGTAATTGACAAGTAAGTTGCTAGTTTTTAAATTAATAGGCTGACCATCATAAAACACCGCCCAAATGCCTTCTACTTTTAGTATTTGGTCGGATTTATATGTGTCTTTATTTGTATGCTCTAAAATTACTTCTGGTTTAGGCCTGCTCATTAGTTTAAGTCACTCCTGTATAGTTATATACGTATATAACTATTTATCGTGGCTTAACTAGAACTCTCCGGCGTCAAACTCTACTTCTATTACTTGATTTTGTATGATTTGGTCTTGTAATTGTATGATTTGCTCTTGACAAGTAGCGATATGTGTCAAAAGGACCGCTAACGAGTGTTCTAAATCATTACAATGTTGTTTGCCTATTCTTAATTCACTTTGCCCACTATGCTTTAGTCCAGCAATTTGGTGTAGCAAGTTTTCAATAGGGCGTAGGTTAAGTTGTGGACTTGACATACTTTAATGCTTCCTTTGCATCCTCTACTGACTTGTATGGACCTTTGTATCCATATCTATCTAGCGTAATAAGTTTTGGACAGTATGCAGTAGTCCAACCTATCTTATTAAAGTTTATAATATAGTGCCCGGCACAAAACCAACACTTGCTGTCCTTGCGTTTAGTAAACATTGGTAGTTTACGTGCTAGGTCAAATATTGTATTGTATCCATTTTTGGAATTGATAGGGTAGTTGTATACTTCTTCTTCTACTTTTGTATCGCGAGTATTCTCTTTATTAAATTTAATAAACCGTAAGGGATATTTCTTTAATAAGTTTTTCTTATTCTCAAAGGCACTTTTGCGACCGTTTGCTGTTATAACGAACGCATCGCCTAATTTGTTAAGCATGCCTATACTTTTACCATCTTTAGAAAGGATCCAGAAACGATCCTTTATTAATGGTTTTGCTATTGTGTCTTTTGTCATCGTCCTATGTCCTTGATGCAGTCTTCGCTAATCACCATATATGGACCTTTATTAAAGGCCGGCGCAATAGTGTGATTAGACTTATATGATTTTCGTTTTGGTAATGCGCCTAGAACTCTAGAGTCGTGTGAGGGAATATCTTTTGTAGGGCA